TCTATGCGTAAATTTCAGGATAACTTCTTTAAGAATGGTGCTGTTCCCGGCCTTGTACTCAAGTCGCCAAACACACTTTCTGACAAAATTAAAGACCGTATGATCCTAGCTTGGCAACAACGCTATAGACCTGATGCAGGCGGTCGACGTCCTTTAATCTTAGACGGGGGTATTGAAGTAGACTCTATTTCAAACGTAAGTTTTAAAGATTTGGATTTTCAAAGTGCAATCTTAGAAAATGAAAAGGTTATTTTAAAGGCACTCGGAATCCCTCCGATTCTTTTAGATTCTGGTAACAATGCTAACATTCGCCCAAATTTACGATTATATTATTTGGAGACTATACTTCCTATCGTTCGAAAAATTAATTTTGCAATGACTCGATTTTATGGTTTTGAATGTGTTGAAGATATTACCGATATTCCGGCTCTCGCGCCAGAGCTACGAGATGCATCAGCATATTATACTTCACTAGTAAATGGTGGAATTATTACTGCTGCTGAAGCTCGTGAGCGTTTAGGCTTTCCGGAGATCGAAGGAACACAAGAAATTAGAGTACCTGCAAATATAGCAGGCTCTGCAGCTAACCCCGACGAGGGTGGCAGACCAGTTGAGGAGACTGAAGATGAGTAATAAAATAAAAAGAGTTAAAGCAATCAAGCTGTTAGCAGCTTTTTATGCACAAGAAAAGAAAGTACATACAGAAGCGGAGTATATTGCTTTAGGGCACAGACAGCCTGTTACAGGTACTACTATTAAGTACATCTTTGGCGGGTACCCTGGTGTAATGACTATGCTTAAACAAAGCGCCTTTTGGAGCGACCTTGAGCAATATACTAAGGTAGCCCCTACGAAAAAGCCTGAAGCTGAGAAGCCTAAGGTTCAAGCACCAAAGCCAGTACCTAAGGCAGCGGTCAAGCCTGCACCTAAAGTTGCAGTTAAAGAGGGTAAAGATAATGAATAAAATCTTTAATCTTACATCTACTTTTAAAGCGCATGAAGGGGATGATGGCAGTGTCATGATCCGTGGAATGGCAAGTACGGCTGACTTCGATCGCGCGGGTGATACTATTTCAGCAGAAGCTTGGCAGAAAGGTGGATTACAGAATTTTGAAAAAAATCCAATTATTCTATTCAATCATGACTATGATAGACCAATTGGTAGAGCCACAGGTATGAAAGCAGGACCTAATGGCCTAGAGTTAGAATGTAAGATCAGTAAAAATGCCCCTGGCAACGTAGCTGAACTTGTTAAAGACGGTGTTCTTGGAGCCTTTTCTGTCGGTTTCAGAGTCAAGGATGCTGATTATATTAAAGAAACCGATGGACTAATGATTAAGGACGCTGAGCTATTTGAGGTATCCGTTGTTTCGGTGCCATGCAATCAGGCAGCTACTTTTTCGCTCGCGAAGTCTTTTGATTCCACTGAGGAATACGAAGATTTCAAAAAAACTTTCACTAATCGTGTAGATCTAGCCGGTCAGTCTCTGGCTAAGGACGAAGCTACTGCTTCAAATATAGCTAGTGACCACACACCGAAAAGCGCGGAACTTATTTCCGCAGATCAGGAGATCAAAATGGACAATCAAAACATCGACTTGGAAGCTTTTGCAAAGAAGGTAGCTGAAGATACAGCTGCTAAAATCGCAATGAAGCAAGCCGAGCAAAAAGCAGCTGAGAAAGCCGAAGCTGAGAAGCAAGCCTCTTTCATCGAAGCCCAAAACATCAAAGTTAAGACTGGTATTCAGTCTGGCGTTGAAGCTCTTATGGCTGACATGGAAAGCAAAATGGCTGCTAAAGACGCAGACATCGCTGGTATTCTAGCACAACACAAAGCTGACCTCGACGAGAAATCTGTCGAAATCGAAGCTATGCAAAACAGCAAGAAAAGCTTCCAAAACCGTGGTGGCGATCTAACTAAGTTTGGCAAGGAATTTCTCCATGCTTCTGTACTTGGTAAAATCACTGGTAAAGGCTGGAACACTAACTTCGCACAGGATCTGGCTCAAAAAGCTGGTGTTCAGTTCGACACTAACGCTGGTACTTTAGATACTATCGTTTCAACTACTTTTGAAGAAGAAGTTCGTCTTAACCAACGTGTGGCTCAGTTGTTTAAAGAAATGCAAGTTAACTCTGGCGCAACTGTACTTCCTTTGATGGATGACACTAACCTTGCAACCTTCTCTGCTGGTGGCATTGGCGACGGTATCTTAGAAAACCGTACCCAAGTAGCTGCTAACGAGTTTGAATTGCGTGAAGTAACTGCACTCGCTAAGCGTCTTATCTCTGGTACCTATATCGGTGCTGATACTGACGAGCAAGTTGTTGTAACTATCTTGCCAATGATCTTGTCTGCTCTAGCTCTGGTTCTTTCTTCGCCGGTGATTCTGCTTCTGTAACTGACTTAGCTGTTAACGGTTCTGCGAACCTTACTGCTGCTATGCTTATGTCTGCACGTGGTGAGATGGGTAAGTATGGTATCAATCCTGCTGACGTTGCTTACATCGTTAACACTGAAGAGTACTACAACCTAGTAAATGATCCTGCTTTCGCTGATGTTAGTGAAGTTGGTTCTGATCTAGCTGCTAAAGTACAAGGTACCATGGGTTCTGTTTACGGTTCTCCTGTTGTTATCTCTGATCACTTTGCACGTGCTGCGAACAAGACTGCTGCTATCGCAGTTAACGTTCACAACTACGTTGTACCACGTCTGAAAGGTGTTGGTATTGAAAGTGAGTATGAGACTGCAAATCAGCGTACTGCTATTGTAGCTGCTCAGTCACTCGGATTCACCGAATTGTATGCTGGTGCCGTAGGCAACCTTCCTTCAGTTCGTATCGAATACGCTGCATCTTAATTGTAGAAGAGTAATAAAACTTGGGGGTTCGCCCCCGAGTTTTTACTAATGGACTTATAATCTTATGGCAAACTTAATAACACTAGACGAATACAAAGCATCCGAAGGTATCCAAAGTACTAAGGACGATGCTCGTATCAATTCGTTAATAAGTGCCGTGAGTCAATTAGTAAAAACTTATTGTAACAACACGTTTGTAGACTACTATGCTGCAAACAAAACAGAGTACTTTAATAATAACTATAAAACTACTTCTATCCAGCTAACGGAAAGCCCTGTTAATACTGTTGTCTCTGTTAAAGAGCGCATCGGTATTGCCTCAGATTATAAGACCCTTACTGTCAATAAAGAGTACTACTTAGACTCCGATACCGATAGTATATTTAGATCTAACGGCTCTAACGGATACTTACCTTTCCCAACAGGCCCTGGTGCTGTAGAAGTTGTTTATAAAGCAGGCTACTTAGTATGTCCTCCAGACTTACAACTAGCTGTAATTGACTTACTTACATACTACATTAAAGATGAGCACAAATCTCGTCAGACAATGCAAGGAGCAAGCATACAAAATGAGTCTTCTTCCAGCCAGCGTAATAACGTAGCGTTCCCAGACCATATTAAAAGAGTCTTGGATCTGTATAAGAACTTTTAATGGCTAATAGAGATTTCGACAAAGCGTTTACCAACCCTTTGTTAAAGAAGCTGGACGCAGAAGCGCGTAAGGCTGTATCAAGGCAAAGAGGACAGTTATTAATACTTGCAGATACCGAAGAGCTACAAAAAGTTATACAAGTATCCACAGGAAGTGTCCCTAGTAAAGGAGACCTAGCCCTAGCACTTAAAGAAGCGCAGATCCACGCAAGAAGGCTACAAGAGAGTTTTAAGAGTCGTAATAAGAGAAGGTACAATGCAATTGTTTCTAAACTACCTGAAATACGTCTCCCTTACACACTGGATAAAGATATGTTCATAGTTAGTAGTTTCTCTAGATCCATAACTACTATTAAAAATACAATGTTAAAAACTTTAGTAAGATCAGGAGCGATACAAGAAAGCGACAGAGCAGATATATCACAGAACTTGCATAAAGGCCACGGATCGAGAGGTAACGCAGTCTCTCAAGTGCAGATAGCCACTTCCGTATCCGCACTAGATGATGCTACAAAAAAGCTACTTGTCCATAACTTGGACGGAGCTTTCAAACGAGGAGAGCTAGGTAAGGATTCTTTTGCGTATCAGCAGATAAAAAGACTTGTTACAGAAGGCCGTAATATAGTAACAAAGAAAGGTAAGCTTAATGCAAACTATGTTTCAGTAATTGCTTTCCAAATGGGTTCTGGTAATATCGAAGATTCCGCACACGAAAAAGCTGTAAAAGCTGTTTACAGGAAGTTTATAGGTAGCTTAACAGAAGATATGTTAGATATGAAGGGATCTCCTTCATTGAAGGATAAAACAGCAGCCTTAGTTACTGATAAGTTTAAAGGAAAAAAGAATGTAAAGGTTAGTGCTAAATCAGTTAAGATGAGCACTAAGACTAAAAGTAAAGGCAAAGGTTCTAAGACAGGAAGCAAAATAGTACTAAGTGCTATGACCTTGAGAACCCGTAAGGCAAAAAGAAGAGCAACAGACTCTGCAGCAGCAAGACCTTTACAGATGATGGTAATGATAAATAAAGAGCTGCCTCAGACTGTAAAAGCCAATATGGATATACCCGCCCTAGAAAATAGAACAGGTAGATTCGCAGAGAGTGTTAGAGTAGTAGATGCTGTATCAACAAGACAAGGATTTCCTAGTTTTGGCTATACTTATCAGAAAAACCCTTATCAAACATTTGAACCAGGGTTTGCACAAGGAAGTCCTGAACGAGACCCTCGTGCTTTAATCAGCCGCTCTATTAGAGAAATTGCCGCAGAATTAGCTATAGGCAGATTATACACTAGGAGATTATAATGGCAACAAGAACATATACAACTAGGCGCTTAGGGATAGTAGAAGCACTAGTAGAAAAACTAAAAGATATTGACGGGACAGGAGGTTTTCTTTCTAACGTAGACGAAAACGTCTCTCCTCGTTTAAAGTTTTGGGATGAGGTTGAGGAGTTTCCTGCACTTCACCTAAATGCTGGCTCTGAGACACGGGAGTATCAGGCCGGTGGATATAAAGACAGGTTTTTAAGTCTTACTATAAGATGTTACGTACAAGCAGAAGACGCAGTTCAAGCTCTTGACGAACTAATGGAAGACGTAGAAACAGTATTAGAAGACAACTCAAGATTAGCGTACACAAACCGCCAAGGTGGTACTGAGTACACACAACAAATCACACTAGTTAGTATTGATACTGACGAAGGTGTATTAGAACCAATGGGAGTAGGAGAGATCCTACTTGAGGTTCGATATTAGAAAATGCTGGCAAGAGCAAAAGTTCACGTCCAAGCCTTTTCAAGATAACATAGGAGATTAACTATGGCTGATACATTATTTTTTAGCAGAGACACCAAAGTCTATGTCGCACCCTTGAATGCAGCGGGTGCAGAAGTAGCTGGTGCAATTTGGGAGATTCCTGTTTTAGACGGTTTCTCATTCTCACAAGCAACAAACAGTTCAGAGATTACTTTGAACGAAATGGAAGCATCAGGTGGCGGAAGCCGTCGTGGTCGCAAGATGTTTAACGACTCTTATGCTCCGGCAGAGTGGAGCTTTTCTACTTATGCACGTCCTTTTAAATCTGCATCTTACGCAGCTGGCGGTGCAGACAACCAAGTAGCGCATCATGCTGTAGAAGAAGCACTATGGGCTATGATGGTCGGCAACGCAGGTGCAGGATATACCGTACCTACTGCCAGTCAAGTATCTGTATGGGCTCAAGGCCTTACACAAGATGGTACAGATTTAGATATCGATTTTGCTGACTCTAACACTTCTACTTTAGGTACTGCAAACATTTACTTTGTACTGGGTAAAACAGGTGAAACCGCAACTACTTACAAGATTGCAAATTGCTGTATGAACGAAGCATCTATCGAGTTTGATATTGATGGTATTGCTACTATTGCATGGTCTGGTATGGGTACTTTCCTTAGCGAAGCATCTGCTCCAACTGCAACTCGTTATGAAGCAATCGGTTCTACTACTAACTTCATTCGCAACCGTCTAACGCAACTTGTTATGACTACTGCTGATGATCACTTGCGTTCTACTGGCGAAAGTGCTGATGGCGATACAGATGCAGAGACTTATGCTTTGACTTTGACGGGCGGTAGTATCACTATCTCTAACAACATGACGTTCTTAACTCCTGAGACAATCGGTGTAGTTAACCAGCCACTCGGCCATGTAACAGGTACTCGTACTATTGGCGGAAGCTTTACTTGTTACCTCAACTCTGCGGCTGACTCTAGTATGGATCTGTTTGAGCGTATCATTGAAGACAGCGACACTATTACTAATAAGTTTAATCTTAACTTTAAAGTTGGTGGTGCAAGTGCTGTTCCTCGTATTGAGTTCAATATGGCAGCGTGTCACTTAGAAGTACCAACACACTCGATTGACGATGTAATCTCTTTGGAAGTGAGTTTCCATGCCCTGGGCACGGACATCAGTTCTACTGACGAGATCGCGATCAAGTATATAGGTGCGTAAAAAAAGTTCTTGACATAGGAGGTTATTTGGACTATACTATGTTAATAGAAAAGTAAAGGGGCTCTTTCTGGGCCCCTTTTGCTATCCGGAGAAAAATGGCTACTTACAATATTCTAAAGGAAGCGGAGGTCTACATTGTTTACTCAGGTTCACGGTATAGATTAGACGTGACGAGTGACATAAGTTTTAGCCAAACTTTTACGGATAAAACGTACCCCCAAAAGACGTTACATGAGCAACATAAGATGCACGAGGCTTCTAATATAAAGAAGGCAAATCCTGCAAATTTTGAGTTTACTATACCTGCCCTTACGCAGAATGCTTTAGATGTTGTCTTTAATTTATTAGTGGATTATAAGACAGGTACAAATACTTTAAACACTTTTGATTTATATATAAAACTGCCTAACGATGTTTACAAGCTAGAAAAATGTGTTATAACGAATGGGACATTCTTAATTGAGAAATTAGAGAACCTCAAGTTGGCCATTTCTGGTGAAGCAAGCAAGTTGACAAGAAACGCTACTCTACCTACTGCTAGTACAAATCCTGCAGTTACAGTAGTTGCTCCTGGCACAAGAACGTATCAGCAAGTAAAATACTTACAATTAAAGGCTGATACCACAAACCTCACTGAAGGAATTTATAAAGTTTCAGTAGAGCTACAAAATGATATTGAGTGGCTTAAATACGAAACTGTCAACGATGCATTAGCAGTTACTACCGCAGATAACTCTATGTACCCCTCTGATTTTACTCTAAACAAGAGAATACTCTCCGGTTCTATCGGGCAGTATGTTCTTAGTACCTTTAATAGCGATGTACAGTCTTGGAAGACTGGCGTAGACATGGTAATTAAAGCGGGAGAGTCTGCAACACAAGGATTTCAATTTGATTTAGAGAAGTGTACCTTCACAAATAGAAATAGTGTAGCTGACGTATTCACACAGTCCTATGACTGGAAAATGAACGATAACGTTGCCAATCTCGGTGACAAAATTAAATTTAACGCAATATAAATAAGGAATAATAATGGAACTTAAGAAATTAATGGTCGATACCAAAGCAGTCTGGGTTGACTTTCCGGGCTTACCTGGATTTGAAGTAGAGATAGCTAACTTATCTCGCAAAGAGTTGAATGGCCTTCGTAAGAAGTGTACTACAACTAAGTATGACCGTAAAACTCGTCAAGCTGTAGATAGCTTAGACGAAGAAAAGTTTGTTACAGAGTTTACCCTTGGTGTAGTTAAGGACTGGAAAGGTCTATCTTTAGAGCACCTCGAAACTTTACTACTAGTAGACATTGACGGACAAGATCCAAAGAAAGAGTTAGAATATAGCGCAGAAAACGCAGAGACTCTTGTTAGCTCTTCAACTGAATTTGACTCATGGCTCAACGAGGTAGTCTTTGATTTAGATAACTTTCGCTCAAAGCCAAAAGAACCAGTTATTCCAAAGGCTGGAAAGGTTCTTCAAGAATAGCGACTCGAATATGACGCGAGAGCGTTATCTAAAGATGTGTGATCAACTCGGGCAAGAGCCTGATGAAGACGAGATTCCTCCTGCCTGGGAGGACTTTCCAGAAGTTGTACTAGATGCCCTAAATACTTTTAATTGTTTAGGGGATAGAATGTACCCTGAAATAGGATACATGGGAAAAGACTTTACTAATCTAGGCTACTATATCTCTATATATGAAGTTATAGACAAAGAATTATTTTTAGAGATTCTAACTTGGTTAGAGTCAAGGGCTATAGACCAATCTCAGAAAGCACTAAAAAGAGAGAGGGACAAGCTAAAGAGAAAAGCATAGTGGCTGATACGATTACAGTAACGTACAGAGTTAAAGAGGATGGTAGCTTACAAAAAATCAGTCAAGGTGCTGAAAAAGCTGCCCAGTCTACAACTAAGGCGGGAAAAGCCGGAGACCGGTATAGCAAAACCCAAAAAGGTATTGCACAAACAGGTCTTAGTGCGGGTAAGTCTATGTCTAAAATGGCCTCTGGAATGGAAGGGGGTCTTGTACCTGCTTACGCCACTTTAGCTGCCCATGTTTTCGCAGTAACTGCTGCTTTTGGAATTCTTTCAAGATCTCAATCAGTAAAGCAGCTAAATGAAGGATTACTTTTTACAGGTAGAGCTGCGGGTGAAAACCTAACCATCGTAACCAGACATCTTAGAGAGATAACAGATAATGCTATATCGAGTGCCGACGCTATGAAAGCGTTGGCCGTAGGCGTGTCTGCAGGCTTTAGTGAAAGTCAGATGGAAGGACTTACAAAAGTAGCCAAAGGTGCCTCTTTAGCTCTTGGAAGAGATATGACTGATGCTCTCGATAGACTTGTACGAGGTGCAGCTAAACTAGAACCAGAAATACTTGACGAATTAGGTATTATGGTAAGACTAGATACAGCAACACAAGCGTATGCAGACACCTTAGGAGTAAGTGTAAACAGTTTAAGTCAATTTGAAAGACGAATGGCGTTTACTAATGCTATTATTGCTCAGGGGGAGGAAAAGTTTGGAGCCCTTTCATTGGCCGTAGAGTCCAATCCTTTTAATATGTTGGCAGCAACTTTTGATAACCTAGTAAAGTCTGTTATGAACTTTGTCAATACTGTAGCGGGTCCAATAGCAGGGTTCCTCGCAGGAAATATGACAGCACTAATAGCTACTATAATGGTGCTAGGAACAGGCGTTGTAAGAATGATGGTTCCTGCCTTAACGGCGGGAGGAGCAGCTGCTGCAGAAATGGCAGAGGGTCTTGCTAAGTCTTCAAAAGCAGCAATTGGTAATACAAAAACTTTCAAAGGCGCTCCTAGAATCTATGATTCTTTGGTTAAAAAGATACAGAGTGGCACAGCTTCTCAAAAAGACTTTGATCAGGCTACTACAAGTTTAACAAAGTCTATAAATACCCATGAAAGACAACTTGTAAACTTTGAAAAAACTACAAAAGGTGGTACTAAAGCAGTAGAAGAAAAGAAGAAAAAATTACGAGAGAGTAAATCTGCTTTATTACAGTTAACCACGGCCCAAGAAATGGAAACACTGGCTACGCGTAAGGCAACACAAGCTGATATACTAAATGCCGCTTCAGCAGGCGACCTTAAACTAATGATAAAACTCTTAAAAACAGAGATACTAGCAGAAAGGGCCGCAACTGTTTTATCTACTGCAGGTAAAGGTATGATGGCTGCTGCTTATCTTCAAGTAGCAGCAGCAGCAAGAATAGCGGCTCTTAGTGTTAAAGCATTTGGACTTGCTGCTCTAAATGCTATCCCTATAATTGGCCAAGTAATAATGATTGCTATGCTACTATGGGAAGGCATTAAATGGCTGTTTGGCTCAGATGCAGAAGAAACTATTAACCCTTTGGCAAAAGTTTTAGAAGAGGGCAAGGAACGCTTTGCTGAATTTCCAAATATTATAAATCAAATGGCAGACTCTTACGAGGCCGCTGTTACAAATTCTCAAAGATATATTATATCTATTACTGCCATGAATGGTGTCATAGCTCAGTCAGTTACTCAACTAGCTGCACTACAAAACGCTGAGAAGTCAGCGCAAAGAGCCGCTATTACGTCTGCACAACAAAAAGTAAAGCTAGCTCAAAAAGCAAAAAAAGATGCTGAGGATAGAATGGCCAACAGCGCCATAGCCGTTAATCCTGTAGAAGACGGAGAAGAGTTTGGTCTAATGGCGCAGATGTGGCAAGGCACGAAAGAGCTGGGAGGGCTTTTTACAGGTCAAACAAGTCTTTATGGGCCTTCCGCTACTGCTGACATGTCCACATATAATGACGCTCTTGAAGAAGCACAAGCTAATTTAAAAATACTAGGAGGCTTGCCTCCCGTTGGTACAACAAGTGACGCCTTATTACAGGGTACTACTGAGACTATGGCAACTCTTGTAACTACTTTGGAGGCACAAAGAGATGCAACAACAAAGGGTTCTGAGGAGTGGGAGTACTTTAATAAAACAGCAGGTGAAGCACAGACTTTATTAGATGGACTGACAAAGGAGACACTAAGCACAACTATTGGAGAGATGCAAAGATTGGAGGGGCGAGTTAGGAAAACTACTTTGTCTTTCAAAGCCTTGAGACAAATAGGTATAGATACTGCTGCTTTCTTCACCAAACAAAATGCAACTTTTGGAGACTTTAAAACTCCCGTAGACTTACTACAAAAAGCAGTATTAGCCGTTTCTGACACGAGCAAGTCTCAAGCTCAGATTGATGAAATCATTGCTTCTGTAGGCCAATTTGGAGTTACCGGACGCGAGTCCTTAACTTCGATTTCTAACGCCTATACTAAATTAAACAATCAAATAAATGCAAATGCTCTATTAAATGCTATCGAAACAGAAAGAGCTCGTGGAGTCTCCGTATCCGATGAGGTAGCGGGTAAACAAATTCTCGCAGAGCTAGCAGCAAAGAATACTATACTGGCTTTAGACACCCTTGCCGCCTCTGCAGGAGAGAAAGACATACTAGCGGCAAAAGTAGCTCTTCTGAAGGCGGTTAATACAGAAAGACTCGCAGAAAATGCACTAATTGATGCCCGTGTAGCTAAAGACACAAGACTTGGAGGAGACCAGTTTGGTGCTGGTCAGGCTGTCGGTGGTTATATGGAGAAAAATAAAGTTGAGTTTGCTGCAGCAGATGATTCCGGTAAGTTTAAAATGATGGGAGAAGCTGTCAACCCTTTAAACGAACAGTTAAAAAAGCTGGGACCAGAGGGAGAGCTTATAGCTTCAGTAGTCGAAGGTGCAATGATAATGGGAGAATCTTTTAGTGCCGCTTTTGACACAATGAATGATAAAAGTGCAACTACAGGAGAGAAAATGCAAGCAGGTCTGCAAGCGGCATCGTCTGCTTTGAATGCTATTGGTGGCATTATGGCGGCTAACTCCAAAGCCCAAATTAAAGAAGTAGATAATCAGATAGAAGCTGAAAAGAAGCGCGATGGCAAATCCGCAGGAAGTTTAGCAAAAATAGCTAAACTCGAAAAGAAAAAAGAAGCCATGGCTAAAAAAGCTTTTGAAGTCAATAAGAAAATGCAAATGGCTCAAGCAGTGGCAAGTACAGCAGCCGCAGTTATCGGAGCTCTAGGCGCTAAGCCTTGGGGCCCTTGGAACTTTGCACTTGCAGGAATGGTGGGCGCTATGGGCTTAGCTCAATTAGCTGTTATTTCAGGAACCTCCTTCCAAGGAGCAGGTACGAGTGCAGCTGCTCCCTCAGGCCCTTCCTCCATTTCTACAGGAAGCAGGGGTAATACTGTAGACACTGCCAAATCTAAATCAGCATCAGGAGAGCTTGGATATCTACGTGGAGCAGATGGACAAGGTGGAGCCAATAGCTTTAAACCTGCATTCTCTGGATATAAGCACAGAGCTGGAGGAGGCTACGTAGTTGGGGAGCAAGGACCAGAGGTCTTTATGCCCGAAACTCCAGGAAACATTATCCCGTCTGGCCAAGGCATGGGCGGAACAACAAACGTTAACTTCTCTATCCAAGCAGTAGATGCAAGCGGTGTAGAAGATTTACTACTTAATCAAAGAGGAAACCTCATAGGCATGATGAGAGAAGCAGCAAACTCATACGGTCAAGACTTTATGGAAGGTATAGACACTGCAGTATATACCCCTTCTACAGCAGGAGCTACTAAATACTAATGGCATATACAGACGTATTACCCGACCCCAATAACTTAATAACAGACTCTGGTAAAGCTAGCGGGACTGGAGGAGAAGGCTTTGCTTCGGTATCGCTTTCTTCTAAGTCTCCTACTATGTTTACACAAACTAACTCAGGAAGAATTACTTCTCGTCAAAAGGCGCAACAGAGTTGGTCTATTGATATAGGATACAATCCTATGACTCGTGAACAATTTGAGCCTGTATATAACTTTATACTTCAAAGAGGTAGAATGTCGCCTTTTAAAGTATCTTTACCTCAGAATAGAGTACCTCAAGATGCTACTTTTGCAGCGTATGTAGATGGGCCGGTTAATTTGTTTCCTACTACTAATACAGCAGGCGGGGTCACTTCGTTGCTTCTAGCTAATGATAGCGGAGATACTGGTACAGACTACGTAGTGGCAACTCATAAAACACCAAAACCCGGCGATTTATTCAATATCTCAGACTCGAACCATAACAAAACATACCAAGTTACCAGAGTAGAAACTAATACTGACTACACAGGCTCACAGCCTACAACTAACCAAATTCGTATACAGTTTACTCCGGGTCTGTCAAAAGCTGTAACACATGCAGCGTCTGGTGTAATATTTCATAATCCGCTAATCAGAGTGTTATTAAAATCTGATGTACAACAATATTCTCTTAATGTAGACGGGCTATACTCGTTTTCATTAAAGCTACAGGAAGCATTATAATATGGCACATAGAACCCTACACGCAGACCTCGAAGCATCTTTACTAGCGAATGATGCTTTTGCATATGCACACCTAGTAAAATTCGAAAAACCTATTGATACGGAAACAGGCTATCCCGTTAAAACAGCTAAAGACTACGCCTATATAAGCGATGGCTCTCATGATGTGTCCTTTGATGATGGAAGCAAAGATATCAATGGAAACGCTAACGGCTCACAAGTTTATATTGCGAACAGGTTGAAGAAAGTAGGCAGTGTTACAGAAACAATACAAGCTCGCGCAAGTAATATAAATTTAGAAATAGATGCCATAGCTCTAAATACTACTTTTACGTCAGTATCTACATTTACTTCCACCACTTTCACTGCGGGGTCTAGTATAGTAGATGAGGGTTTTGCTGAAGGCGACACAATACTTTTAACTTCATCAAACTCAAACAACACTGCTAAGATACGTATCGACTCTTTTTCTAATGAGAATAAAACTGCCTCGTATACTCCTATCAACCGATCAAGTTTATCTACTGGATCTGCTAACTATACGTTTAGTTTTGCGTCCGACGAAGTGCAAGCAATTCTTCAAGACACTGGAGAAACCGGCTACGCAGGGTACATAAACCGAGAGGTCTTTATATATAAAGCGCATATTAACCCTGACACAGGTGTTATTATTGGAGCACCTTACTTACTTTTTAAAGGAATAATAGCTTCCGCAAAATTAAGCGAAAAATTAAGCGAAGATGTTACAAAAGACTCTAAGATTTCTTGGAGTCTTACTAGTCACTGGGGAGACTTTGTTCGTGTAAACGGTCGTCTTACTTCTGACCCAGAGCACAGAGCTTTAAACGGAGAAGGAGTATCTGACTCTTTAGCACTTATACGTCCGGAATACGGCAGCGATTTAGGATTTATGCACTCTGAACAAGCACTTAATCTTGTTGCCAATTATAATGTTATGGTAACAAAGACTAAACTTAAAATGAAGAGAAAGTGGTATGGAGCTAAAACCTATAAGCAGGTCGAGTATCAGGAAGAGGAAGAGCGCGAAGTAGATTTACGCTTTAATCTGGATGCAAAAAGACTTCCTGTAGTTTACGGTGTTCAAAGAATCCAAAGCTTTCCTGTGTTTGTTGATACAAAGAATGATGACTCTAAGCAAGTATATGTAGCTTATGCAATGTGTGAAGGCGAGATCGGAGGTCTTTACGACATATATATAGATGACCAGTCTTCGATATGTATTGACAAAAACGACTTAACTACACGAAGTGGAGATGCTACTAACTCAGAAGTTATATGTACCGGACGTATGGATAGAGGAGACACTTTAACAGCACAAAACGTTTCTTCTGGCACAGCAGTATCTTATAATCCTATGACAGGAACTTTTGGATCGGGCTGGGAAGGTTACAATGGTACTGATGGCGCTTACGGCATATATCTTCGTAACCTCACACCTATTGCTGATACTTCAGTATCAGGCGGGGCCTCTACTCAAGGTGCCGGAATATACCATGAAAAAGGAACAAAACTAGACTCTCCTTTGCCTATGAAGCTTACTATGCACACAGGTAAACCTTTTCAAAAATCAGATGATACTTTATCTGCTATTGCTGCAGCAGGTAACTTTAAAATACAAACAGACTATTTTACAGGTACTGGAGATTACTGGGGACCTAACCATCAACTATTAGATACGGCTTATGTTACCGCACACTACACAATAGGAGAAGGCGATACAACTATTCCCGACTTAGAGTTTGTTGTAAGAGGAAAGGTTATAGATTGTTACGATTACGATGATTCTTTTGTACAAGATTCTTTTTATTCTGGCTCTGATGCGGCTATTACCGCTTTTAATATAGGCGATATTGTAACTATAAAAAACACTAGTAATGCTACTCTAGGCACTTCTACTATTGCCGATATATCTACTTATAAAGATACAAATAATAACGATGTTCATAGAGTTAGATTCCAAGACTTAGACAGAACTGATAGTAGTAATGTTGTGCACACTGCTTTTTATATGTTAAACGGTAGTAATCAAAAGTATAGTTTTGCTACACATGATAATGTTTATGTTGATAGCTCTGTACCTGCAACTCTTACCGCTGTTACTTCATTCTCCGATAACTCAGGAGGTAGTAGTATAGACGCCACATTTACCTCTCCAAGCACTGCACTTCAAGAAGCTGTAAGTATATCTGACTTTGTAACAATAGTTGATAATGCTGATTTAGCAGGCTCTGTAGCTGCTATTATTGATACTATGGGAAGTACTTTTGAGTTTACTAACTCTTCTGGAGTGCTTAGAGACATAGGCGGTGCTACTGGTGCCTCCTCGCTTGCATCAACTGCTAAAGTAATTATTAAAGATTGTATACAACTCTCAAGCTCTTCTAGCGATACGGATGATGCTTATAATGGCATGATTGTAGAAGTTACTCGAAATTATAATGATAACTCTACGCACGTTCAAAAACATACAATTGTTGACTATGATGGAGGTACTCGAGTTGCCAAAGTTGATAAACCTTTTGATAATATCGCAGTCCCTCAAGCAGGCGATACTTTTAGAATTCTAAATAAAGGAGACAAAAGAGTTTCTTTAAACCCTACTATACAGTTGGTAGATTACTTGACTTCAGAAAGATATGGCAGAGGTCTTAATGTTCTAGAAGACCTGGACCCAGACTCTTTCAAGCAAGCAGCTCGTGATTGTGATACTCGATCAGACGTAACAATGCTGCTTGCAAATACGTCTGTTGCTTTAAATGCAGTGTACAAATTATTAGACACAAACAGCAAGTTAAGGTTCCAAGGAAAAGTAAAAACTATTACGGCTGTAACTGTTGGAGGAACTACCTATGACGAAGTTACCTTTACAGATGTTATAGGTAAAGTTGCCAAGAAATGGACTGACTATGCTGTGTATGAAGATGCGGAATATGTGTGGCATAACGATAAAATTTACGAAAAGAGTGGAGCTGGGTCACTAGGCACAGCACCTTCTGGAAACAGCTCTAGTGTTAATCCGCTCACAAAAATCTCGGGAACGGGGCCTAGTACTATAGCTATAAATGTTTCTTTAAGTACTTTTGAAGGAAACCCTATAGTTAAAAAATATAACTCTAATACTACAAGCTTTGGAACAGGATACTCTTTGTATGATGCTGATAATGTAAAATATTGGAGATACTTAGGGTGGGATTCTCCTAGCCAAAGTCAAGTGACTAGGCATCAAACCAATGCTATTGTTAACACAACTAGTTCTGTATTTGAAAATATTAATGCTATGCTTGCACATTTTAATGGTATGCTTCGATACGTTAATGGAAAGTACGAAATTGTAGTAAAGACAGCAACTGATACCTTTGGTACTGCTCAAAGTATCGGAGACGATGATATAATTGGAGCTATCAATGTTGAGGATGCAGGACAAAAAGGTACTTTTAATAGTGTTTCTGTTTCTATTCCCGACCCTCAAAACAGATACAACGGTCGCAGTGTAAACTTTATTAACTCTACCTATATAAAGCAAGATCGAAATGTTCCAAAGAAAGGAAACCTAAAAACTCCTTACATTACTAACTACTTTAACGCAAGAATAAATGCAAAACAGTATCTTGAAGAATCCCGCAAGAACTTAAAAATAGCGTTTAAAATGGAGCCTAAAGGTTTATTGCTAACAGCAGGTAGTTTAATAAAAGTAACAAACACTAGATTTAACTGGTCAGATAAACTCTTTAGACTTAGTAACTTAACTTTTACAGAAGACTGTCTTGTTAATGTAACTGCCGAAGAACACAGTGAAGAAGCTTTCTTAATCTCTACGATTGACGGAGGGTCTGTAACAGGTTCAGACGGTGGAGCTCCAGCAATTGTAACAATAGCTCCTCATACCAATCTTTCCATACCTGCTAATAGTTTGAAAGGGGGTGCAAGACTTACGTGGACTAACTCAGCTAAATTTAATTCCGCTACTCATACTACGGAGATATGGAGGTCTAGTTCTAATGATGTTTCAACCGCAAGTATTGTAGGTCTAAGCAAATCTGGATTAAAAAGTGCCACAGGAGAATTTACAGATGCCGTTGTTACAGGAGGGGCCACCTTTTTTTACTGGGTTCGTTACTCGGTTGTTAATTCTGCTACTGTTATTAAAGAATTAAACTCCGTATATGTAGGGTCTGTTTCAGCTACGACCACGGACATTGTTAACGGGGTGGATGGAGATCAAGGAGTTAATACAGCTGCGGTCTACGCATACAAAAGAGCCAGCAGCGCCTTAGCGTCTTCCAACAAACCTAGTACTACTCGTACTTGGACTTTTGCTACAGGTACTTTTAACAACACAGATTTAGGAAACGGGTGGACCTCTACAGTGCCTTCAGGTACTGATGATGTATATGTTTGCGTAGCAGTATCAGCGGCTGAGGCAGATACTGATAGTGTTGCTGCGGCTGATTGGAGCGCACCTCAACTATTTGCATCCAATGGTGCTGATGCTGTTAATAGTGCTCCTGTCTTTGCTTATAAGAGATCTGCAAGTGCAGTAAATAATAAACCTAGTACTACTCGTACTTGGACATTTTCGACAGCAGTATTTAATAACATAAATTTAGGAAATGGATTTACTTCAACAGTGCCTTCCGGTACTGATGACATTTATATATGTACTGCAGTAGCTTCTAGTGTTAACTCTACTGATAATGTTGCTGCAGCTGATTGGAGTGCTGCTGAACTTTTTGCCTCTAACGGAGACGATGGAGACGATGGAGATGATGGAGCTGACGGTGTTGACGGCATTACAGTAGTTCTGTCTAATGAAAGTCACTCTCTTCTTACAGCAGCAAACGGGGATGTTACATATACTGGCTCTGGCACTACTATACGACTATACGAAGGTACCACCGAGCTTATATATGACGGAGTAGGTACTGCAAGCTCTAGGTGGAAAGCGACGACAACAGGAGTTTCTGTGACTGCAGGAAGTGTTGCCGACAGTGGAGACTTTGCAACAGTAGGAAACCACAGCTCTATGACCGCTAACGTAGCTTCTGTTACTTATAACATCACGGGTAAAAGAGCAAATGGAACTGCGTTTAGCTTTGCAAGAATACAATCTTTAACTAAAACTATAACAGGTACTGACGGAGACCCTGGTGCTGCAGGTATTAATACTGCGGTTGTATATGCGTATCAAAGAGCTAGTAGTAATCCGGGTAACAAGCCTAGCACTACCCGTACTTGGTCTTTTGGTAGTGGCTCCTTCAATTCTTCTGATCTTGGTAATAGTTGGACCTCTATTATACCTACAGGCTCTGCGGATTTGTATTTCTGTGCTGCAGTAGCTAATGGAACAGGGTCTACGGATACTGTAGCGGCAGGAGACTGGACGGCCGCGCAATTATTCTCTTCTAATGGAGATAACGGTGCTGCGGGAGCCAATGGTGCTCCGGTATCTTTATATCGTAAAAGTACAAGTAACTCTTCTGCACCAGCTTCGTTTAGCGGTACCTTTACATATACTTTTGCTACGGGTGCAGTAACAGGAGGTACTCTTAATAGCTGGACAGCTACAGTTCCAACTTTAGCTGCAGGAGAGTATGCATGGGTAAGACAAGCTACTGCCAGCGCCAGCGCAACTACTGATACTATTCCTACTAGCGAGTTCTCAGCTGCTGTAGTTCATAGTGGAGTAGGAGAAGATGGCGCAAGTGTGACAGGTGCGGCAGGTAACTCTAATGCCTTAGTAGCCTTGTATAGAGTATCCAGTAGTGGTTCTTCCGCACCGGCTTCCTTTAGTGGTACCCTTACATATACTTTTGCTACGGGTGCGGTAACAGGAGGTACTCTTAATAGCTGGACTCGTACAATACCTACAGTAGCTCAAGGGTCTTATTTATGGGTAAGACAAGCTACTGCAAGTTCTAATACTAATACTGATACTATTGCTATAGGGGAATGGTCTGCTGCTGTTGTGACAAGTGCTTCTGGTGTTAATGGGGACCCAGGCGCTGCAGGTGTCAATACTGCGCCGGTCTTTGCGTATAAACGAGCTAGTAGTACACCTGGAAATAAGCCAGGCACTACCCGTACTTATACTTTCTCAACGGGTGTATTTAATAATTCAAGTCTAGGAAATAGCTGGACTTCGACTATACCTAGCGGTACAACCAATCTGTATATATGTACTGCAATCGCATCTTCGACGTCTAGTACGGACAATGTTGTAGCGGGGGATTGGAGTAGTGCCCAACTATTTGCAGCTAGTGGGGTTGACGGAGATACTGGGCCGAGCGGTTTCTTATTCTTTTTATCCGGAGACTCTAGTACTGATAATGCTCATATTAGTGCGAGCAGCCCCGCAACAGGACAGATAGCAATTGTAGAGAATACAAGCGGCGCGCAGGCAGGTTATAGATATAGCGGCTCGGCATGGGTATCTAAGGACCTAATTAATACAGGTATAATCGTGGCCGATGCTATTAAGTCTGAACAACTAGAAATCTCTGCGGATTCTGGCAATGATAGAATCCAGATGGACGGAACAAATAATGTAATTAAAATATACAGTGGAGGCGTTCTTCGTATTAAAATAGGAAATCTTGCCTAAACCATGGAAAAAATAAATCTTGACATAATAGCCCAAGTTAGCTATAATTCTGTAATGGAGAATATACAATGAGTGCAGCCCGATACAACCTAGTTATTGACCAAGGTTCCGACTTTGCGATTAGCTTTACAGTTAAAGAAGATGGATCAGTTAAAAACCTGACGGGATACTCTGCGCGTGCGCAAATGAGAACATCAAGGAATGCTACGTCTATTGCCGCTACCTTTACGTGCACTATTGCTACCCCCACTAATGGAACAGTTGTAATGTCATTGGCAAATGGTGCTAGCTCAAGCTTAACAGCAGGAACCTATGTGTATGATTTAGAAGTATTTACTGCTAATAACGCAGCTGTAGTGAGACTTATACAAGGCTCGGTAGATCTTACTCAAGAGGTTACACGATAATGGCAATTACTATTACAGCAACACCCATACAGAACGGTATAGCAGTCTCAGGTACTACGACTACTATTACCGCATCTGGGATAGCTCTAGGAAATACTGAAGCCTCAGCAATGGGTATTAGTAATATTACAGGACTTTCTGCAACAAACGTACAAACTGCAATCGAAGAACTAGCAGGTAATAATTTTAGGCAGGATACCACGCCTACAGGTTCACAAGTCTCCGAGGGAGATACATGGTATGACACGGATGATAATCAACTTAAAGTATATCGCGAAACAAGTAGCGGAGTTTTTCAGTGGGCACCTATAATGGTAGGTGGCGCTGGAGGAGATTCCGATACACTTGATGCAGGATCCTATTAGGATTTGGAGTAAATAATGGCTCAAACAATTAAAATTAAAAGAAGTACCGGAACGGGTAAACCCTCATCAGTAGATCAAGGCGAGTTATTCTTTGCCTATGGTACAGGCGGTACTTATGGTAAAAAACTATCTATAGGTAACGTAGCTGGAGGAACAAATACTCCTGAGATTATTGGTGGTTCTTACTACACTGCTATAATTGATGCTGCAACTAATTCTAATACTGCAAGCAAGCTCGTTCTGCGAGACGGCTCAGGTAACTTTAGTGCAGGAACAATTACTGCAAATTTGACAGGTAACGTTAGTGGAAGCGCTGGAACTGTTACAAGTATTTCTGCACATGATACTGATGATCTAAGTGAAGGATCTAGTAACGTATACTTTACAGATGCACGAGTATCGACTAGAGCAGATACGATACTAAACCACTCTAATCATGGTAATATTACTGTATCTAAGGTCGGAGCTGAATTACGCTTTTCAGCGGCTGCACAGTATGCCGATAGTGATGTACAATCATACTTATCTGGAGGCACAGGAGTAACTCTTAGTGGTTCTGGTGCGTTTAGTATTGGACAGGCTGTTGCAACCAATAGCAACGTTACTTTTGGTACCATTGGTTGTGGTAATATTACTACTTCAGGGTACATACGTGGACCTTCCACCATGACAATTGATCCTGCAACACACGGTGATGATACAGGAACACTAGTCATTGCAGGTAACTTAACAGTTCAAGGCGCTACAACTACCGTAAACTCTAATACAGTCGCTATAGGCGATAGTATTATGACATTAAACAGTGATGAGACGGGCACACCCTCTGCAAATGCAGGTCTTGAAGTAGAAAGAGGAAATGCAACAAATGTGTCTTTTCTTTGGAACGAAACAAATGATAACTGGACAGTAAGCGATGGAAGTGCTACTTCCGTTCTGTTGACCGCAGCTAACTTTGCAGCTACGTATGCAGGTACTATAGACGGCGGCACTTACTCATAATATTAATCTCTAGCGTATATACGCAGGTACTAGGAGAGCCAAATGGCACAAACAATAAAATTAAAACGCTCGGCAGCGACGGGTAATGTTCCCACTGCCGCCCAAATTGACTTGGGAGAGCTTGCTATAAATACCACAGATGGTAGGGTATACATGAAAAAGGGTGATAATAGTATTCTCACCCTTAACCCCCATGCTTTATCTGAAATTACAAATGATATGTGGGAAGTCACTAGTACAGTGCCTAGTTCCGGAGGGTCACACCCTGCAGGTTATGTCTGGTACATAGTATAACATGACTATTAAGGTGCACCACGGTGGGAATCTCGTAGAGCCCACGCAGATTATTGTAAAGGGTGCTTCTGGCACTCTTCGTGCAGTTAACTTCGTCTTAGCAAAAACCGCAAACACCTTTCTTACTGCGTGGCAAGGGATCTACTCGACTAATCGAGGGACTACTACTGCCTTTAATACTTCAACCGCTTTTACTACTACGTTCAATACCAGTGCTACTACTAATGTAAACACTACTACTGCGTATGACACTACTTTTGATACCACCATAGCTACTAGCGTAAGCACTACGACTACTTTTGACACAGTATTTGATACAAGCCTTATCACCGCTAAAAGCACCTCTACCGCTTTCAATACCACCTTTGCTACTAGCTTAGCAACAACAGTTGGCACCTCTACCGTATACCTTACTACCTTTGAGACTACTCGGGCAAGTAACACAGTTTACGAAACTACTAGAGGCACTAGTAAGTCTACTACGACTACTTTTGTAACGGCATTCGACACAAGTTTGGGTACTTCTCGTAGCACTACCTCTACTTTTGCAACTAATTTTGCTACTAGTACCTCTGTGACAACAGCTACAGTGTATAATACTACACGCGCTACCTCTACAAGTCGCACCACAACGTTTGATACAGCGTTTCAAACCTCTAATATTACTACAGTGGCTACGCTTACTTCAAGAGCTACAGGTACGAGTAAAGCTACTGCAACTGTATATAATACTACACTAGCTACGGCTACGAGTAGTATTACTGCAAGAGGGACAACTACTGTATATAATACTACTCTAAGTACTACTACTGCGTATACTACTACTTTCAATACGGCTTCTGTATTCGTAACTCAGCGAGCAACCACTACTACTTATAATACATCTTATAATACTGCTATAGCTACGGGACGTAGTACAACTACAACTTTTACAACTGCTACTACTCGTGGTACTACTACTGCTTTCAATACTACGACTACCTTTAACACGTCGAAAGCTACAACTACTACATATACCTCTTCATTTAACACCGGCAGAGCAACTAGTAAAGCTACGGCAACTTCGAGAAATACAGTATATACGTCTACTTTTGGAACCTCTCGGGGTACTGCTACCAGTGTTGCAACTGCTACAGCCTATACTACTGCTACCACTTTTAACACGAGTAGGGCTACTACGAGTGTATTTAATACTGCCCGTAATACTGCTGAGAGTCGTAATACTACTACTAGTAGAAACACGGGTACAACGTTTGGAACTACTACAGCTTATGTAACTAATAGTGTATTTGGTACAAGTATAAGTACTGCTGAGAGTCGTAATACTATCACTAGTAGAGGTACCTCTACAGCGTTTGGAACTACTACAGCTTATACTACCGGTACTACGTTTAATACAAGTATAAGTACTGCTGAGAGTCGTAATACTACTACCAGTAGAGGCACCTCTACAGCGTTTGGAACTACTACAGCTTATACTACCGGTACTACGTTTAATACCAGCAGAAACACATTGGAAACTCGTAACACCGCTCGTAACACGGCTGAGAGTCGTAACACTGCGACCAGCAGAAACACATTGGAAAGTCGTAACACCGCTCGTAACACGGCTGAGAGTCGTAACACTGCGACCAGCAGAAACACATTGGAAAAACACATTGGAAAGTCGTAACACCGCTCGTAACACGGCTGAGAGTCGTAACACTGCGACTAGCAGAAACACTACTACTAGCTATAATACAGCGAAAAATACAACTACTAGCTATAACACCGCTCGTAACACCGCGGAGAGTCGTACCACTGCGACCAGTAAAAACACTACTACTAGCTATAATACAGCGAAAAATACAACTACTAGCTATAACACCGCTCGTAACACCGCTGAGACCCGTAGCACTAGTACAGTTAAAGGTACACTCACTTCGTTTAATACAGCGAAAAATACAACTACTAGCTATAATACAGCGAGAAATACAAGTACTAGCTATAATACAGGTCGTGGCACATATAGAGGTACGTCTAGAACAACTACGGCCTCATACAGCGCAGACCAATATAGCAGGTCCTCGCCGGTGACGTCATCATCATACTTCTGGAGACATAACGGACTCATTCCCAACCAGGCGTATCTTATATGGGCGGGGGTTGATAAGTCTCCTACTGCAATTCCTTACACGGCTACTAGTTTTGCGAATGCCGATGGGTACACGTACTATAAAAGGGCTTTAGTCGAAAATGTCGCTGGTAGTTTTAAAGGTACCGGATTCACGGAGAATTATTATAGAATAAGAAGAAGACTTACTAATGCCTCTTATACTACAAGCTTTGTAACAAGCTATCTTACTACTTTTGGTACGAGTAAAAACACTTCAACTACTTTTGGTACGAGTAAGAATACTTCAACTACTTTTGGTACAAGCAGAAATACTACTACGTCCAAGAATACAACTACAGCCTATACTACTGCAACTACTTTTGGTACGAGTAAGAATACTGCAACTACTTTTGGTACGAGTAAGAGTACTTCAACTACTTTTGGTACAACTACAGCCTATACTACTGGAACTACTTTTGGTACGAGTAAGGCTACTTCAACTACTTTTGGTACAAGTAAGGCTACTTCAACTGTTTTTGGTACCTCTACTGCGTATACTACTGCTACTACTTTTGGTACTACTTATACTACTAACACTGTATTTGGTACTGCTACTGCGTATACTACTGCTACTACTTTTGGTACTACTTATACTACCAACACTGTATTTGGTACTGCTACTGCGTATACTACTGCTACTACTTTTGGTACTACTTATACTACGGGCACTACTTTTAATACTAGTCGTAACACTGCTGAGTCTCGTACTACTGGAACGAGTAGAAACACTAGTACGGCCTTTGCTACTTCTACAGCGTATGTAACTAATAGTGTGTTTAATACTAGTCGTAATACTGCTGAGTCTCGTACCACTGGAACGAGCAGAGGTACTACTACGGCCTTTGCTACTTCTACAGCATATGTAACTACGAGTGTATTTAATACTGCCCGTAATACTGCTGAGTCTCGTACTACTGGAACGAGTAGAGGTACTACTACGGCCTTTGCTACTTCTACAGCGTATGTAACTAATAGTGCGTTTAATACAAGTATAAGTACTGCTGAGTCTCGCACGACTTCTACTAGTAGGAACACGGGTACTGCTTTTGCAACTTCTACAGCGTACACTACGGCTACTACCTATAATACTAGTCTCGCAACTACTACTACCTATAATACTGCTCTCAATACGGCAGAAAGTAGAAATACTAGTAGTGTATTTGGTACCTCTACCGCTTTTAACACAGGTATAGTTACAACTAGAGGCACTACTTTTAATACCACTACAGCCTATACTACTACCTTTGGAACAAGTATTATTACAGACCGTGCTACTACTACAGTCTATGCTACTACACTAGGAACACTAACTTCTAGAAGCACTGTCAGCACCTTTGGTACAAATACTACTCGTAGCAGTACAACTACATTTACTACTACCTTTGTTACTGCTAATGCTACAACAAGAGCTACAACTTCCGTATTTAACACTAGTATTGCAGTTTCTACAAACAGAGGCACAAGCAAAGCTACGACTACTACGTTTAATACGTCTAGAGCTAGTACTACTACGTATACTACTACTTTTAATACTACTACTACGTTTAATACTAGTAAGAATACTACTACGTTGTTTAATACAACTACTGCGTTTAATACTACGACTACATATACTACTGCGTTTGATACTGCATTAGGTACAGCTAGAACTACTACTTTTAATACGACTACTACGTTTAATACAACGCATAATACTACGACTACGTTTAACACAACTACTGTGTTTAATACTACTATTGCTACTACTACAGCTTTTACCACTACTTTTGGTACTTCCGTAGCCACTACGCTTGCGACAACTACCTCGTATAATACAGTATTCAATACTAGTTTAGCAACTACTACTACTTTTAATACATCTTTGAGTACCTCAAAGAGCACTACTAGTGCTTATGACACAACTTTCGATACTAGTGGAGGAACTACAAGAGCTACTACCACTACATATACAACGTTGTTTGGAACTTACGCAGCCACAACACTTGCTACAACCACTGCGTTTACTACGGCCTTTGCAACAAGCTTAGGCACAACTAAGACTACGGTCACTCCGGGCGCTGTAACAGTATATGAGACTTTAGCTACCACTACTCTTGCTACAGCTACATCTGTTTCTACTAATACTGTAATTTATGAAAGAGTTACAGGTACGGGAGCTACTACCGAAGTTTTATCAGGGTCAGATTATAACACATCATATTGGGATGGATCACAATGGACAGAATAGAAAAAGAACTAAAAGGTATGTCTCATAGACTAGAGACTACTATTGAAATAATCATGGAGCACTTTAGAGAGACAGAAGAGCGTATAGAAGAACTTGAAGACATCATACAGGAGCTAAGAGATGGCCTTGCAAAAACTGGCTGAAAATGATGTACTTGGAAATAGTGCTGCACACTTCTTTAAATCGGGGAACATAGTAAGGGGCTCAGAGATTGATGGTCTTGCAGAACTGAAGGACCTTCTCCCTACTAAAGGCCCTAATGGAACTAATGTAGAGTATGATATATGGTATGATATGGCAGACCAAGAGAGAATTCATGGTTATATGTATACAGATGCAATGGCTAAGTTCTTATATATTAGAGCTGCAGGAGCGTATTGGACACATAAGATTATGCAACAAGCCTCTAAAGAGCCTATCACAGAAGAAGGAGAAAGAATTTTTCAAGACCTTGCAGAGAATAGTGTAGACAAGTACAAACTTCGTAAAGCTAGATCCCAGCATGATTTTGTTATTTTTCTTCCTGGTACTAATATAATCAAAGAAGCTTTAGACTGGGATAAGATGGAGAACGCTATAAAACAAGGGGCTAAGTTAAAGTGCCACCCAATTACAGCTCCTGGTCTAGTTGCCAACCTTAAACACAGGTACGGGGAAGAGAACATACTAGATAAGAAGCTCTCCGGTCACGAACTGATGGCTGGAGCAAGTATTGTAGGATGTTGCGAGAATTCAGAGATGGGTATTGTATCCCTAGCTCAGGGCAAAAAGACTTACTTGTTTGGCCACGGACATAAACATTTAACATATAGTGCTCTATACAATACTATATGGAAAGGGGGCAAGGCTGATGTAAATAAGCTAAAATCTATACTCTCTGCCAAGTATTCGGGAATGATACCAGTAATATCAGAAAGCCCTCAAGAGTATATTAACTCATACTTTAACCACTACAAGGAGATGCCTCATGTCAAACCTAGAAATAATAATCCTTGAGTGTAATGACTTAACGGCTTTAACAGTAAATTCAATAAAGAAAAATATGCCCAGAGCTAAGTATAAAGTTGTACCAGCGAAAGGAAAGAGTAAGATAGGTACTGCTTTATCTCACGCAAAGGGCATAACCTTAGTAGTTACGAGCGGCTTAGTTCTTAATATTAAACATGGAGACTTGCCTCCTGAAAGTAAACTAGAGCAATATGCCTTGTCTGTTAGTAGAGAGGGGGTTTATGTAGACCATCCTAAGCACTCCACTTCTTACAACTTAGTAAATAGCAATATAACTAAGGGCTTTATTGACCTCTGTATCTTCATAATCAATCCTGCTAAGTGGTTTGAGATACCTACTAAAGACTCAGGAGTTGTAGGAGATAAAAAGACTTTATTTATGCCTAGATATATTAATCACAAGTCAGATCCTATACTGAAGGACTGTATAGGGGCTTACGAGGCATTTAAATACGGTATGGCAGGAGAGACTGCTGCAGTGTATAATTACTTACCTAATTTAATCTCTGGTAAAGCAACACCGATAGAGACATTTGCATATTGTTTTGATAAGCTGGAAGAGTATTCGGAAGGATTACCGGAATATAAAAGAAAACAAGTACTTAATCTTGCACAAAAAACTAAAACAAGAGTAGGTAAGCTAAGGCCTCAGCTATTGGCCACTAAAGGAGAATAAAATGGAACCAGATGAATTAACATATGAGGGAGACGAGGCTACAGGAGTACCCCCTACCACGTTACCCACGGTAGAGCTATAATGACTATTTCAACTACTTTTAGATTCGATACTCCAGATACCGAGGGAGACTTGGTTGTTGGAAAATCTAATAATGTCGTGTCGGGAAGGTACATTAAAAGAGATACGCTTACTGACGCTATACACCATAATAACACTATAGTGTACCACCCAGACTATTCTTTTCTTATGGAGCTGAGGAGTCTGAATTCGGCTATATCAGGCTCTTGGGAGATTGAGTGGGAGTGGGAACCAGGTCAGTATACGGAAGCACAGATAGATACGTTTATCAGTGTCTCACATAATGATAACTATACAACACTAAAAGATTTTGCCAACCATAAAGTTACTAAAACTCTTGCTAATGCGGATGTTGCTTTAACTTCCTGGGGTACTGCGTTACGGCAGACCTATGGTCTAGACTCAGCAAGCTGCACTTTTAGAGCAACTTCGGAAGGTGTCTTCACTTGTCTAAGTATATACAATAATAACTATAGTTTATATACTGTAGAGTCTGTAACAATAGAGGCAGGGGCATCACTAACCATTGATAAGCAAGGCACTACGTGTCACTTATACACTATGGGAGAGTTACATAGTGGGGATACTGCGTTACCCGGCTTTCGTATATACAACTTAACTTCTAGCAGCACAACTTTAACTAACAATAACAGTACTCGGGTTAGGATAACTCGGGTGTATAAATAGGGGAATACTATGTGGAATCCAATAAAAATATTTAAATTAACGAAAATACTGTGGAGAAGAGGGGAAGGATACGAGGGCGTAGACGAGTTAGATGCAGCAAGTGTAGCCGTTCAACTAAACGGGCAAATGGAGTTTCCTTCTAACCTTAAAGTAGTACTATTTCTTAGACGTTCAGATAAAGGGCGAGATATTCTTTGGGGGCGTAAGAACTACTCTAAAGAATATCAGCAGGACACTATCATCCCCCATATTACAGATCAAAAAATTATGGAAGGGTATACACCTAATACTGTAGGGGGCCATTATCAAAACTTGATAAAGACGTGGTCTTTTAAAGAACTCTGGGATAAAAGGTTTGAGTTAAAAACTGATCACTGGAGGCACGAGGTCCGATCTAACGTCTCTAGACACGTATTTTTATGTCATGACTTTCAGCATGTTCTGTTCAGGTATGATACGTCTCAGATGGGTGAAGCGTGTATCCAAGCCGTAACGGCTACGATGATAAAACACTCTGGACCTAAGTACGCCTCCTACGTTATAGCTCTTAGACTATGTCACCAGTATAAAAGCTGGCAGCCAATGAGAATATTAAAAGAAGCATATACACTAGCAAAGGTTGTTGATCCCGCTTTCTGGCTGCTCAACCCGCTAGAGATTATTGGCATGGATATTCAGGAGGCTAGAGATAAGTATAATATAGGCACTCCGGATGAGTACATAAAGTTTTCTAATAAGCATAAGGAAAACTTTAGGTTTGACCAAATACATCCAGAGTACGAGGATAAAAGAGTATGTTTATAAAAGATAAGAAGTGGGACTGGCCAATACTTAAAGTGTTAAAAGGAGAGCGCAAACTTAGTATTAAATTCATAAGAGACCTTTTAATTTTTGTCTTTCTCTTTAAGATTATTATCATAAATGGATCAATAGTAATTTCGAATACTTTATTTGGAACAGACTTTGCTTACGGCCCAATACTAAGAGCTTTCGGCCTCTTATAACAACCTATAAAAAAGCCCCAATTAAGGGGCTTTTCGTTATGCTTCGTGTTTAAACTCTTCCATACCTTCTCGTAATAGACTAACATAACCCGATTGCATCATATTATATCTCTGCGTCTCCAGCTCTAACTCTTCTATTTTGGCTCTAGTATGTCCAATTTGTACTAATGAGTGCCTTACCTGCTCTGGTAAGTCTTCAAAGTAGTACACTTCATCATCAATAGTTACTTCTTCTTTCTTATACTCTGCTGCTTTTATATCTGTCATTTTAATTCCTTATTTAAAAATATCTTGCCAATTGCCAGTGGTGCTCGCTTTAGAGTACTCAGTAGCGCGGTTTTCAAAGAAGTTGGCGTGCTCAACTCCATTAAGCATATAGTCTAGCCAGTCCAAAGGATTCTTCTCACTTCCAAAAATCTTCTTCAAGCCTAGTCCTAGTAGTCTTCGATCTGCAATATACCGAATGTATAATTTTACGTCTTCAGGCGTTAGATCGGGTACATCTGCGCCTTCAAAACATAGGTCAATAAAGGCATCTTCAAGTTCTACAGAACGTTCTGCTGCACAATAGATTTCATACTTCAAATCATCGTTCCATAGCTCTGGATTTTCTTGAATAAAGACACGGAATAACTGAGACATACCTTCAACGTGCAAACTCTCATCTCGTACAGACCAAGTAACGATCTGACCCATACCCTTCATAAGATTATGACGAGGGAAGTTCAATAGAATTGCAAAGCTACTAAACAACTGCACACCTTCTGTGAAGCCGGAGTAGATAGCCATAGTCTTAGCAATATCCATCTTAGTATCCATCCCGAAATTACTAAGGTGTTCATGCTTATCCATCATGGCTTTATGCTTCATGAACTCCTGGTACTCATCATCTCCGTACCCAAGAGTCTCTAGTAGTAGTGAGTATGCCTCCTGGTGTACCGCTTCCATCGCAGCAAAAGCTACTAGCATCATTCTCACTTCAGGCTGTTGAAAGGTAGGTAAGTAATGCTTAGCGTAGCCACAGCATACGTCAACGTCAGCTTGTGTAAAGAAGCGAAAGATGTTGGACAACAATAACTTGTTGCCCTCACTTAGGTTTTCACGAAAATCTTTCAAGTCATCCGCAAGGTTTACTTCGTCTGGCAACCAGTGCATATGTTGCTGAGATTTGTAGTGTTCAAATGCCCACGGGTAATTAAACGGCTTATAAAATTCTCTTTCTTCTAGTAAATTACTCATGCTAACCACTCTCCTATTTTCACAGCGGACTGTAGACCTACTACTCTGCGAACTTCTTTTCCTTTATCATCTACAAGTACCATTGTAGGTACTCCTCTTATTCCATAATCTCCTGCTTTCTGAGGCTTTTGATCTATGTCGATCTCTTCTAACTCATAAGGCAGTTCCATTGTATCAAGTGTTTTTCCTAACATCTTACATGGCTGGCACCAACTTGCGCCAAACTTTATTATCTTCATTCTAACCCTCACACGCTAAACAAGCGTTCTCGTCGATACTATCGAACATATATGCTCTTAATGCCTCATCTGATACAGTTTCGGCCCGCTTCATTGCTTCACTTCTCAAGTAGTACAGAGTTTTTACACCCTGCTTCCAGGCCATCATGTGGATAGCGTGTAACTCTTGCTTAGCTACATCAGCAGGGAAGAATATATTCAGAGACTGACTCTGGCAAATGTGCTTCTGTCTATCTCCTGCTAACTCAATAATCCACCTCTGATCTATTTCAACTGCTGTTTTAAATACCTCTTTAGTGTAATCATCCAAGAAGTCAAGATGCTGACAGCTACCTCCATTAGTGATAATACTCTTCCAAACTTCGTCCGTATTTTGATCAATCTCATCGAGAGCGTGTTCCAGATACTCATTTTTAAGAAGGCTTGAACCACTTTTTGTCTTTTGAGTGAACGCATTAGCTCGGTAAGGCTCAATACTAGGGCTTGTATTCCCACAAATAATACTACTAGAAGCATTAGGGGCAACAGCAAGAAGGTGAGCGTTCCGAACACCTGAACCAACACCATCAGGGCACTCCCCTCGCTCGACTGCGAGTTCCTTTGTTGCACGTACTGCCTCCGCTTTAATTCGTGTAAACATTCTATTGTTTGCACCCTTTGCCAACACACTCTCAAATGGAATATTATGGCGTTGAAGATAAGCATGGAATCCCATAGCCCCTAAACCGATACTTCTTTCTCTTTCGGCACTCAACTTAGCTCTGTATAGCTCATCGGGGGCGTTTTCAATAAAGTAATCTAACACATTGTCTAACATTCTTACTAGGTCAGGAATAAATTGATCATTGTCTTTCCACTCATCGTACTCTTCTAGGTTTACACTAGATAGACAGCATACTGCTGTACGCTCTGAGGTAGTCGCAAGAGTAATTTCAGAACATAAGTTAGAGTGATGTACTTGTAAACCTAGGTCTTTCTGAAATTGGGGTAAAGCTGCCTGAACTGTGTCTTTAAACATGACATATGGCTCACCTGTTTCAACACGGTTCTGAACTAGCTTTACCCAAAGAGTCTTAGCTGATACAGTTTTTATTACTTTCTTACTATTTGGATCAATTAGATCCCATGAGTCATCAAAACCCTCTTCTCTCGTAGCGCCTTCGATTAGCTCCATGAACTCATCAGGTATAATAATAGCATGGTGGAGATTAGTAGATTTTCGGTTAACATCACCCCCAGTTGGCTTGCGAATATCCAAGAACTCTTCGACTTCTGGGTGAGATATATCCAAATATGCTGCATAACTTCCTCTTCGTGTTACGCCTTGCGAGAATGCTAACATCTCCGCATCGACTACTTTTAAAAACGGAATTACTCCAGTACTCTCTGACCCCGCAGAGGTTTTACTACCTACTGATCTAACATCATTCCAACAACCGCCAATACCACCACCTACGCTAGAGAGAAACGCGTTCTCCGTATAGTGACCTGTAATACCTTGACGACTATCTTCTGCATAGTTCAGAAAACAACTAATAGGCATACCGCGAGAGGTACCTCCATTAGTTAGGATAGGCGTAGAGAACATAAACCATAGCTTACTAGCATAGTCATACAATCTCTGTGCGTGTGCTTCGTCATCCGCGAAAGTACGGGCTGCTCTTGCGAACGCATCCTGGGGAGATGTTTCCCCTTCTACTAGGTAACGATCTTCTAAAGTTTTAATACTAAACTCTGATAGATACCTATCTCTTTTATAATTAAGCTGCATTCATCATTCTCCGTTCTATCTCGAACAAATTGTCCGAACCGATTGCATCATCGCAATATGTTACCAAGTCCATTAGCTCGTAGTTCATAAGTAGCACTTCTGCATTCTCATTAAGCTCTTGGATATACTTATAATGTCCTGCTAGTGGTACACTGTCATAGATTGACATTGCATCCCCGTATTGTTCAATTAGCTGTGTCGCCCTCTTGGGGCCTATGCCATTAATACCGGGGACGTTATCGCCCTTATCTCCAGTTAAGCATTTAAAGGATATATAATCCTCAGGGGCTACATCGTAGTGCTCTCCCCAATTACTTATTGTAACCTCTTTACGAGTTACATAAGAAAATCTATTTACACCGTCTTGAATAAGTAAGTCCCAATCTCGGTCACTTGATACCATCCAAATCTCATCTAAACCGTACTTAGTCTTTTGCTTAACGAGGTGGGCAGCAAGATCATCTGCCTCTACACCTTCGAATCTAAAGATTTTATACTCATCAGATAGCAACTCCAGTGTCTCTTCATACTCTTCAAAGAAGTCTTTAAATGCCTGCTTCTCTTCATCTGTTTGCGTAGCATACTTATCTTTTCGATTTTGCTTATACTCTGGTAATATACCTTTTCGATATGTCGAAGAGCCCCAATCTGCTGTAATAATAATATTACTGCACTTGTAAGACTGTGCTAAGGATTTTACTGTCTGTACATAATCGTTTCTAAAATCGTTTCTACCTGCGTGCTTCCATCTAAATGCTAGATTTAACGCATCTACTATAAGTGTTCTACCGGCTACACCGGCCATACCTTCATTAAAACTAAAAGCCACCTATCCACTCCATCTCTTCTACCTGCAACCACTCTTCCGCTACTAGCACATAACAATTTAGAAACTTAATATACAGATAGTCTTCTGTATGTTCAGGCTTATTCTCTGTTACTACAAATACCTTTGATCGGTCATATTTAAAAAATAGCATAGGCTTTTGATCGCCTCCTGCTGCTTGTATTACTACTTTCTTCCACCACCGTATCAGATTGTTAGTCTTAGGCTGTGTAAAAAGCTTATCTGATAAGGGGGAATCCTTATAGTTCTTTACTTCGATGCAATAATGGTTTCTCTGATTAGGGACATATAAGTCCCCTTTCAGATATTCTAGTGCACCGGATGCTGGTACTCGTTCAAACTTTAGCCCTGTAGCATCCCGTAACATATCTCGAACTAAGTATTCACCTCTAGCGCCTTTCGCCCTTGAGTCTACCATCCTCGTCCTCTTCTTCGTCTTCTTCTGTGTCTTGATTGACTACTTCTTCTTTAACTTCTTCCATATCATTTCTGGCTTTTAAATGTCTCCACCACAGCCTACGTCTTCCTGCACTCATTAACGCTCCAATTTACTGATGTTGCCATCCTTAACTACCTCGACTTTCTCTAGGAGAGGGTGAGACCAACCATGAGATACAATATATGTATTCAAGTCTTCTCGTAGCAACACTTCTACTAGCTTCTCTCTGCCTGCATCGTCAAGTACGTTCGTAACTTCGTCTAGAAATAGTACATTGATTCGAGACTTGGATATACTGGTCATTAGCTTTCTGATTGCAATGAGAGTGGCTGTGTTCACTCTTGCAAGTTCTCCAGAAGATAACGCTAGAATATCTACTACATTTCCATTGTCTGTAATCTGTACATTAAGTTTATCATTTGACACTACGAACTCTAGTGTGAAACGACCATCTGAAAGGTCTGCGAGATATTCATTTGCAAGCTCTTCCAATTCTCCTACAAGATTCTCGATCTTGTATGCAAGCAGTCCATTAGTACTAAAAGACTTTTTAAGAACGTCCAAATTAGATTCTAGCTTAGTACACTCTGCAAGCTCTGCTTTTCCGCTTTCTAATTGAGCTTTAAACTCATCAGTTTGCTCTTGTATTACTTGGATTCGTGTATTTCTTTTTGTACGTCTTTCGTTCTCTGTTGTAGCGGTGTCCATCGCGCTCTTTGCTTCTGATAATCTTTTCTGAAGTTCTTCAGACTTCTCAGTAAGCGCATCTTGGTCAACAAGGCTCGAAGGCAGAGTTGCGTCCACAGATCGGAACAAGTCTTCCCAGTCTTTTTTAGCTTTTTGGTTAGCTCTAAATTCATCATTACGCGCCTTAATCCCAGTAATCTCGGGCTTGATCTTGAAAGCCTCTGCCATTGCATTGCTTTGCTTTGCCTTGGCATCTTCCAACATCTTTTCTTCTGCTGAAATATCAATAGATTGCTTACAAGTAGGGCACTCTGCTTTAATTGATTCTAATTTACGAAGAGTTCGCCCTGCACCCGCAGCGATTGCTTGCCAAGAGCCTAGCTGTTCTTGTAAGTGGTCATAAGACTCTAGTTCGGTCATCTTAAAGTCATTCAAAGCACCTATATCTATACTATTGAGCATTGACTTATATTGATTATTTGTTGTAATTTTTTTATTTTTATCAGAGATATTTGCAATCTCTATCATTACAGAACGGAGAGCTTGTTCATCTTCAGATGTATCAAAATCTAAATCCAACATGGGTAGTATGTTGGTATCACTCAACTTATTATCATTTAACCACTTCTCAACTGTCGCAACTTTAGAACTAATTGCTGTAGACCTAGTTGATACGTCTTTAGATGCTGCTTTAAATACTTCGAATAACTCAACGTACTTTTCAAGGTGCAGCAAATCAATAAGAAACTTCTTACGGTTAGCGTCTGTAGCAGTTAAAAACTGCAAACTAGCATTAGTATTCTGATATACTAGCTGCGAGAAGGTTTTAAAGTCAATACCTACAATGTCTTGAATAGTCTTATAGGTATTTGTTGCGGTATGACTCGATATATCTGCGCCATCTTTCTCTAATTTTACTTTGATAGAGGACTTACGATTAATATCAATAAGATACCTACTATCATCTTTAGTGAACTCTAGCTGTATACTATAGCCGTCATTCACATACCTGTTAGGTATGTCTGCCTTCTTGATGCCTTTTGAGTTCTTGTTGTACAATGCTTCTTCAATGATTAACGGTATGGAAGACTTGCCCATACCGTTAGTACCGAGGATCTGCGTTACGGTTGTATCATCGAGGCTCAATTCATTATCAGCACCATAGCTAAAACAGTTACTCCATCTCAACGTTCGCAGTGTAATCATTATAAGTGCCTATTATGTCTGGGATCTTTTCGGGTTTAATTTCAAGAATGTAAGTTAGATACTCTACTAGCTCGTCTGGTATAGACATTTCTTTATCTATAATCAATGTCGCTTCTGACTTTCTAACTACTACTTTCTTATCTAACAGTTCTGAGTTTTTTACTGAAGCAAGGTCTTGTATGTCTCCCTCTACTTCATAGATTGTGTGATCGAAATCAGTAGCAATCATATCTGCTTCATTAGTAACAGTCTTTCGGATAAGCTGGGGAAGTATAAACTCTTCCCACATCCAGCTCCAGTCTCCTTCGTTAATAAGTAGATACCCTGTCTTTACTTTATTTCTATGAAAAGAAGTAGTCATTGGACTACCTGGGTATACTATATTACGTTGGGTATTACTATGAGCGTGTAAGTCGCCTGCAAATACAACAGGAAAGTCGGATAGCAGGTCAAGGTCTATCTCTGGTTTAACGTGGGGCGGTATCTCGCCACGCACATGGGTGAATAAGGGCATTCTCTTATCAAAATGATCTATACTACCTTTTCTATGAAGATCAGCGTAAGGCAATATGCCATAGCCTAAGTCTTCATCTATATATGATATATCTACTATGTTTATCAAAGGGTTGATATCGCGAGACACTTGCTTTAACTGCGTAAAGAATGTCTTATGCTTTTTAGTAGCTTCATGGTTGCCATCATAAATAATAGTTGGAATCTTTACTCCACGAATAAACGTGAAGTAAAGTTCTAACTCTTCCATATTCGGAAGACGATCAAAGAGATCGCCTCCGATAATATGCATATTACACTGGCTCTCTAACTCATATATCTGCTTAAAGAACATTTGATAACGGTTTAGTGCCCACTTAACTGGGACATTCTTCTGTCCCAGCTTTATGTGCCAGTCTGCCGTATATAATATCACCCTACGTTAAACTCAGCTTCTAACATTTCGTCATCGTTATCCTTGCCCGCGTTACGAACACGATCCAACAACTCTTTCTGTGCATCAGCAGTAGGACGTGTCATAACTTCATCCATAGACTTTAGGTCTGTAATGAGGCCTAGTTCGTCTTCGGTGAGAGCACGAGGCTTGCACTTCAATGCTTGGAGTTGGTACTCTACATTGTAAGGCAGTGGGCCGGTCTTTACTCGCTTGAAACAAATGTCCCAGCCAGTTGCAGGGTCAGTAGGATCTCCAAGGTCTTCTGCGGCAGTAATAATTTGCTCCCACAGCTTCTTCTTTAGATTTGCTACTTTAACCTTACCGTCAGTAGGGTCAATAACTTGACAAGCATAGCTCCAGCCACACTTTAGGTCTGGGTAGTACTCGCGAACCCAGTCTTGTTCTTTATTGGTAAATCGCTCAGAATTTCTATCGAAAGATAGGCATTCTAAAGGAATGTTTTTACCGTTCTCTCCTTCAATCCAATAGACATAACGTGCAAGAATGTCGCCAACTACGCGCATCTTGTTGTCTCCGTCTTTGTAAGTGAAAGTACTGATTGATGATTTCTGGGCTCCGCCCGTTTGCTTATTAAATGATAATGCCATTAGTGTATATTCTCCGGTGTGACTTCTTCGTACTTAAAGTGGATGTTTCCATCTAAGATTCCGAGTAGCCTATTTTCTGTTAAGGTATCTAGACATACAGGACTATGTAGTGTGTCTAGTGTGGTTTTTTGTGACACTATATACTCTGGCAAACTGCGTAGTGCAGCAAGCGCATAGTATACTGTAATGTCACGAGTTGAGTACTTATAAGAGTTGTATAGAAGGACGTCTGGATGCAACAGAAAGCTGCCTCCGAAGAAGTCCATCTCAGAATATTTATAGATAGGGTCGTACTTATTCTTAGGAACACGCTTAGTTATAAGCATCTCCATAATCATAGCACAACGGGAAATGTTTCCCTCTGCCGTATCGTAAACCTTCTGCCAGTCAAATAAGAACATTATTATACATCAAAATTGGGTTAAAGTCAAGAATTATTTTTTTCAAAGTCATAATAGTCTCGGTCTATTGGTCGCTTTCCTGCATTTTCCATTAGAGGCACTGAGATTGAAACTCGGGCCGAGGCAGGGGTTGCTTTGTGAAACATTCCAGAGGGAATATATAATAAATCCCCTGGCTCTAGTATTGTATCAATTACGGGAGTGTACTTACTTGCCTCTTTATCAGTCATTGTAAGTCGAGTAGTAAACTTCTTTCTGCCAGCTACGATCTCACTCCTGGCGAATACATTATATACTTTCCAGTGTACCCTGCCTATGGCGTGTACTAGGAAGTTATCGTCTTGATCAGCATGAGTCTCGAAAGAAACCGCATTCTTCTTTCCAGAGCAGTAGAAGTGTGCGTCTGCTGCACTATTCTTGAATCTTGCTTCCAGAGCATTACCTACAGCGGACATATTGGGACTCATCATAGATGCTTTGGTAAGTATTATACTACCTCCTTCTCCCCACATTTTGCCTACTAGTTGTTTATCATACCAATCATTTTTAGTCCATGCAGGTTGAGGTCGATTATGACAATTTCCCTTTTCCATACATAGTTTGTCTCCCTTAGGGGTAATTACCTGCAACCCCGCAGAGGCTCTATCATTAGCTACGTACTGGGAGATCTGCTCCCAGCTAGTAATATTACTAAAGAAGTTTTTCTTAAAGTTGTCTCCTCTAATAACCAAAGCCTTCTTGCCTTTCACAGTAGACATAAAGGCTTCGTCTGTCATGGGGGCTATTAAGTCTTCCCATGTAAATTCAGGTCTTATCATAAGTATTTTATCTCCCAACCCTGTTTCATGTAGAACCCCATACGGTTAGAGGCCTGCTTTCTAGCGGTATTACCTCTTAAGTGTATGTCTACAACTACAGGGTCTATCTTTCCTTCTCTTAATCTTATCACTCGTCCTACAAGCTGGGTGAGTAAGGGTTCGTTGTTAACAGGTGTTCCTAGTATCAAACAGCTAAGAGAGTCTACTGATATACCTTCTGAAAATATAGACTGTGTACCATATAGTACGTTCTTATTTCCAGACAATACTTCTTCTACTAAGGCTTCACGTTCTTCGTGAGAAACGTCTCCAGTCACACATACTGCTCTGTCCCCCGTTAACTCAGAACACGCTTTGAGAAAACTAACTCTGTCACTTACTACTAGAACTTTGTGTCCTCGTGCCGCATACGCTGCTGCTAACATTGATACAGTATGTCGGTACTCTTCATCGTTTGATAATTTTGTAACTCTATTTGCCCAAGGAGTTTTAGCTCCATCCATAAAGCGGATCTCCGAATGAACAGTATGCACAGTAGGCGTCATATAGTTCTCTTTAGGGGGCTGAAATAGAGTGTTACCAAAGTAATCTCTGAATACTACGTGCTTACCATCCTTACGTTCTATGGTTCCTGATAACCCTATCTTATAGCGACAATGGTTTGTATCAAGAACTTTGGAAAAGGTCGGACTACTTACGTGATGCATTTCATCCAAGATGATAGTGCCAAACTCTTTACGAATCTTGTCTAGGTTTCGGTAAAGTGTTTGGGTATTCCCAATAACGATAGGAGCATCAAGTTCAAATCTACCACTGCCTATGATGCCAGGTTCAAAACCATAGACTTTCTTTACTTCTTTCGCCCATTGATTACGTAGAGCTACAGTGTGGGTAACAACAAGTGTTTTCTGACCTAACTTACCCGCGATTGCTAAACCTGTAAAAGTCTTTCCCCAGCTAACCCATGCGTTGATTATAGCGTTGTCTTCGATCTTGTCATAAACCTCTTTCTGGCTTGGTCGTAACTCGAACCTAAACTCAGGAAAGTCTACTGGTATGTTTACGCGCTTATCTACTATATCGTAATTGGACGGTATCAAATCAATACGACCTGCGGGTATAGAGACGAGTCCATTGCGTATAATACCCATATTCTTAATCATTAGAGGGGGGTCTAACGGGTTATGTGTCGGTATTGCATAAGTAAGTTCTTTATCTATTTTATCTTGCAATTCGGCACTACAATCCATGTATATTCTGTTACTAATTACTGCTTTCATTTTGTAGACTCCAAAGGTAGATGCCCTTATCGTGCTGTAACATCTTGTAGTTGTACCTGTCTTGCATAGTTAAGTCTGGTATATCTACATCTGTGCTCATAATAGTTTTGATCATCTCGTACACATGACCCCACGCAAGGCTGGGGAGCTTGCTGTCCATAAGACCTAGATTTAATGTAGTAATTCTACACTGTTTGCTTAGGCAGTTGTAAGTTAGATTATCTGCATAGTGATTCAATGCCGCTTTCTGAGCTGCATACATATATCCACTAGAGATATTTGGTTGAGCAGCCCTAGAGGATATATTTATTATGAGCTTACTTGTATCATTTTGCCACTCATTGAACACATACTCTAATAGCTCTACTTGTTTGAAGCCTACGTGAGCATAGTTGATAAAGACATCGTATTCATCGAGTACAACCTCGCCCCTTAGTATCTCTTCGATTCTGCAGCTAGTAGTAGAAAGAAGTCTCTCATGAAGCAAACTTGCAAGGCTACTTCTACCTGTTATTAGAATTTTCATAGTGCTCCTTTAGTAAATCAAACGAGGGCTTTCCAAAGAGAGACCCGTCTACACTACACTTATTACAAGGAGAGTTGCTTCTATCTCCTTTCATTAACTTCTTCCGTATCTTAGTCATGGGCTTGCCCAGCCAAACGCTCGAGAGATCCTGCATTAGTAGGTTACCTACTACGTGCTCGCGTCCCCAGTCATTGCTACAGAACAGCACATCACCATTCCAATCTACAAACATTTTATAGAAGGGGTAGTGACAAGGCTTACCTTGTAAAGCAGTAACACTACTTTCTTCTACTCCTACCCAATCCATAACACCGCTTCTATTGTTCAAAATTAAACCATGCTTTTCAAAATCTCCCCAGTGCATACGGTACTTAAACTTACTTGTAGGGACATCTCGCATAACTTTATCGAAATGCTCCATCTGCTCTATACCATCATACAGATTAATATAGAGTAAGTCCAGGCCGCATACATCAAACAAATCTCTAGCGAGTTCGTAGGTCAGCTTATCCCCGTTGGTATTACACTCTACTGTAGCGTCGGGCAGGCTATGTTTAAATATCTGCACTATCTGAGGAAAGTCAGGGTTAAGTAGGTTCTCTCCGAACCCGCTGAGAGATATCTTGCCTCTAAAATCATTAGCAGCAAGCTCTGTAGCTATTATCAGTGCCCCTTTAGGACTCATATGAAGGTTCCTGTTGGGGAATACTTCAGGATTGTGCCTAGGGCAAAATACACAGGTTCTATTACACAACTCGGTAGTATTTACTTCTACCGTAAGTATGGAACGCAGAAGGGAATCTGTTGGATTGTTAGTCCAGTGCAGGGTTTCCTGATCTCGTCTATGTTTTAAAAAGTCATGCTGATCAACAGCTACTGTTGGGATAATCATAAGTTTAATTCATTCTTAGCTATAATGTAGTCTTTAACAAACTCAGACCTAACAATGTCTTCTACTTGGAAGTCAATGAAGGTAAAGCGTTCCATTCGTTTTAGTACACGAATAAAATCTTGTAGGCCGTTAGCCTTTAAGTCTGCCTGTCTAAAGTCTCCGCAGAACATGATTCTACAGTTCTCACCCATACGAGTGATGATAGAATCTAATTCATGAAAACTCATGTTTTGGCACTCATCAATAAGGATGACTGCATCTCTTAGTGTTATACCTCTAATAAAAGAAGTAGTCATAAAGTGTACTAAACTCTTGTTCTTCAGGATCTCATACGCATCCCCTCTTCCAAACAAGTCTATAGCAATATCTTTATAAGGCTCCTCATATACTGAACCTTTTTCTTTCTCAGTTCCCGGTAGAAATCCTATGTCTCGGGTTGGTACTGCGCTACGAATAATTACTAAGTTCTGATACTTACCCTTCGCCATATCATCGTATGCTAGATAGGAGGAGATAAATGTTTTACCTGTACCTGCCAATCCGTGCAATACTAAGTTTTTCTCTGACTCAAATGCTGTCAGCTGATTTCTGGTTAATGGTTCGATCTCCCTTAGCTCCAAGCTCGCGCCAGCGAGTGTCTTCCGTTTTTTAGCCATATTATACTTTTCTTCTAGTGTCTTTGAGTTTCGTTGCCGAATACTCATAAAGCATCCACGGTAGCTTATGCAGATGCAAAACCCCTGCCCATACCATTTCTGGGTCGGGAGGGCGTGGGATTGTAAAAGGAACAGTACTTCCTTTTACAAAAACGAGAGAGCCAGTACCTTTTTTCTCTACTCGTTTTATTTTTAGATATTTTAGTGGCAAGAACCTAGTTTTTATATAGGTAAAGGGCACGCCCTTGTTATCTATAAAGTAGCTAGTGCTTTGCTTTAAAACACCATTAGGCGTACTTATCATCTTCCTGAGAGGCACTAAATCATTGAAAGGAGATTGCAATCTTCGTGCGCCTAGTGTTGCGCCAGATTGATTCCTATCATCAAGGACTTGCCCGTCTAAGAATAGTATGCCGTCTGCCAGCTCCCAGTTTCCAGAATCTAATAGAAATATAGGGAACTCTAAATTGTGTATTGTATTATACGTTATCATTCTTCTACAAAAATTGGTCGCATCTCTACGCCCTTTAGCTCATCATCAAAGCGAGCACCCTTCCTAGAGGAGGGACAAATTATAAACTTATAGGGGTCTTGGTTTTTTACTTTCTTAATCACCCGTAGAGACTGAGGTCTGCCTCCCTGCTTATCATCACAAACAGAGCAAGGAAGTATTGCGTTCCTATCTCCGTTTAAAAGCCTCCATCTTATCCTGTTTAATTTATCATCGTTCTCATACATATCCATTAAGCTACGCTCATGAACATTGCCAATTATTATCTGGTACTTCCAGTCATTACAGCACATCTGATAGTTGCCATGATAGTCTATAAAAATTTGTCTCATGGGGTGGAAGCAAGGCTCCTTAACACTCTCTTCACTAAACACGCCTGCTCTGTTATTGAATAGGTAGGTAAAGTAGAGACCGTCTTCCTTGGTAGTGTCTTGTTGTGGACCTAGCTTATTCATCTCTTCTACACTGAGCGTGTCTGGCTTAAAGTAATGTTCTATACGCTTACCGTTAGGCAGCTTAACATACTTTTTTCGCATGAAGTCAGAATCTTCTTGGTTAGTATAAGTATTAAGTATTAGCTCGTCTATCTTGGCGTATACGCCCCACAACTTATCTATTCTATAGCCATTTGTGGTTACTCTTACTTCCCACTTGCGTGGTTGTGCAGTAACTAAGTCTACTACTTTATCAAACTTATTATGCAGAGTAGGCTCACCCCTTCCCGCTAGTTCTATAACTCCTTTGAAATCGATAGCTCGTAGCTCTGCCAGTACTATCTCTATAGTCTCTAAGCTCATATGCTCGTTTACGTTAGGGTAGGACTTAAACGTGCGAGGACAAAAGTAACAAGTACGATTGCACAAGCCCGTCAAGTCTAGGTCTACCCTGTAGAGGTAGTGGGATACGTCTTTAGGCCCCATACATTTTCTCGAATTTACCACCGGAGTAGTCTTGGTGTATGATCTCAAAGTCACATCCGACCGGAACACCTGGGATGGAGATGCCTCTATCCATCTGAACGAAAGAAGCAAGTTTTAACATATACTCGTCTACTTCTGCATTTGGTACTTCTGCTAGGATTGAATCGTGTACAAGAGCAAAGATACGTGCACCCTTGTTGTTAGACTTAATCCAAGCATTCATATCTATTGCACCTAGTAAGTTAATATCAGAAGCAGCAGACTGCACCAGAAAATTAAGACCAGACCTAATACTATGACTTTGGATGCCCGAGTCTGTCGATGCGACATTTGGTAATCTCCTTTTCCTGCCGAAGTAACTATATATAAAGCCATTTTGTTTAATAAACTTTTTGTTATCTTCGATCCATTCTTTTAGTTTATGGAACTCTGCAAAGTAATCATCAATTACTTCTTGAGCTTCATTCTTGGTAAAAGGCTTACCACTATCTTTAGTAACCTGCTCACTAATCTTGTTTGCACCGGCACCATACATAATACCAAAGGTTACAGCTTTAGCAGCCTGTCTTTGCATACCGTATAATTTGGCTACTTCACTAGGCTCGCAAGGTAGTTTAAACACTTTATGAGCAATAGCTGAGTGGAAGTTACCTCCCGCCTTGAACACTTCAATGAGTGCTTTATCTTTTGCTAGGATAGCTGCAACATATACTTCTGCTGTTGTTAAATCCATTGCGACAATAGTATTGCCAGGGGCTGCTTTAATACAGCCTTTTACAATAGGATTGTCACGAGGGAGCTGTTGCATATTAAGCTTCCCACTAGAGCTAAGCCTCCCACTAGTTGTACTATGTAGATTAAAACCTGTACGTAACCTGCTATCTCTATCCAGCTGAGGTATGATTTTGTCCAAATAAGTATTTTTAATTTTTGATTTCTGTCTAATAGCAAGGATAAGTCCGGGGATGTCGGACTGCTGAGCCAGCTCCTCAAGAACTTCTGCATCTGTGCTATTTGCTCCCGTGCCAGTTTTCTTTCCAGTTGGAGAGAGCCCCAAGAAATCAAACAAAAGACTACGAAGCTGCACAGTGCTATTAGGATTAAAGTGTTTTCCATTAATTGTCTCGAATTTAGCAATACCTTCGTTTTCATAAAGTTTTGCTATGGCCTCATCAATCTCTTTTTGCATTAGAGTCTGAGACTTAGTTAATCGGCCTACATCAAAAGGTACGCCATTGTCTTGAACATCTGTCAAGAATCTACAGCCTGGTATAAGTATATTCTCGTACACACTACACAAGCGTTTGTTTTGTTTAATTTTTACAAACTTCTCATAGAGCAAGAAAGTACACGCAGCATCCATACCTGCGTATAGCTTCATAATATCAAAAGGAATATCGCCCCAGTTAAAGTCAGCCTTGAGGATGCCATGTTCCTTACGATACTTATCAATCCAATCATACATAGGCTTCTCATAGTCGCCATAGATTGTATACTTCATGGATAGCTGTTTCAGGCCATGTGTGCCTGGATTCTCGTCAATAAGATAGTGAAGTAGCATAGTATCTTCGAAGCGAGGAAAGTTAAAGTTGAAGTGGTACTCAAAGAACGCCAAGTCAAACTTAGCATTATGAAATACTACTATCTTCTTATCGAATAGCTCTTGTAGTAACCGCTCTGATTCTTCGTCTAAGCACTCTGTATCTATGTAAGCACCACGATCTGCTTCGTAAGACAAGCTCAGCCCTAATACGTGACCATTTCTAGGCCATAAGGCTGTTGTCTCGGAGTCGAGTGCAACATAAGGGAGGGGTGCGTCAATAGCTGCTTGAAAGAAAGCATTGGCTTCTGCCGTATCTTGAATACCCCAAGCGTTATATGTAGTAATTACCGTGTCTTGTTTATCACCGGTGATATACTCTATAATACTCTGCTTAGAGTCGTCCCAGGTACGTTGAGCTTCTGGCTTAAATGCAAGCATTGCAGGGTTGATAACAGGTAAGTACTTCTCTTCTACTTTCTTGCCAGAGTACTCTGTTACGGAGTTAGTCTTGGTAAAGTACTTGAGTGCGTCACTACCTACTAGGATAATCCAGTCGTATGCGTCAACATCAATTTCGATGTCACAGTCTCGTTTTAGTACTTTCTTTAGGTTGGGGTCAGAGCAAAGCTGATACTGGTCAAACTCAAATGACTCATCAAACTCTGACTTAAAATTGGTTCTACTCGGTTTGGTTTCTATTAGGGCAACCTTAGCCATATAATTTTCTCTTTAAAGTGTTAACTGCTTTTTGATTTAAGGCTCCAGGATCTGTATCCTTGAGGCATATGTTTCGATGTGCTAAGCCTACTTGCTCACACATCTCCTTTACACGCTCTGCTGCGTGTTGTCCTGCATCATCTCCGTCAAAGAAAACATCTATACTATCTACTCCTTGAATGGAGAGCATCCGTAGTTTATCTTCATTGATATTCTTAGTACCAAAGGTACAAACTGCATTAGTTAGCCCTTTGTCTTGTAAATTTACCATATCGTATATACCTTCTACTAGGATGACTTTACCTTGTATTGGTACTACTATAGGGAACAAAGGCATCTTAGCACCCGCAGGCGAGATCATATACTTAGGCGTACCACCTGTAGTGTGACGACCATTAAAGGCTACTATTCTACCTGATATATCCCTGATAGGGAAGTTTATTCTACCTATGAAGTTTGCATCGTGCTGTTGAAATGCCTCGAACCTCTTATAAGTAGCTGGCTTAATATCACGCCAGTCTCCAACGTAGGGTACTGCACCCTTGGGAAAAGACAAACCAACCGACTCTGACCTCTTATCTTTAATTTTTTTCTTTAAAAGTTCTCGTCTGAGTTGTAGTTGATTTGCCTTTTCCCCAAAGTGCGAAAAGACGTTGCCTTTGTACTCACAGGAAAAACACTGGTATATGCCTGTGATGTTGTCAATCCTCATACTAGGATTTCTATCTGCGTGCTCAGGATTAAAGCAGCTTACTAGGTAATCTGCTCCTTTCGGTATGAAATAAATGTCACGTTGTTTTAGTAGTTCTTCTACTGTCACCGACCGATATCCTTTATGTTATCTGCACTAATTACTTGGTATGCGCCCTTGTTATAAGCAGGGGCTATTGTGAATTTGGAACCTTCTGTATATGAACGGTCTGGGGCTTCGCAATCCCCGCCTATAGCACTAGCAGACTTATACTCTACTGTATCTCTACGATAGGTATCTGAGTCTTCCAATGCTTGAAACTTAGGGGTATACTTACGAGGCTTAGGCAAGGCTTTCCGCCTACGACCTGAGGTTGTGAATCTTAAACTGCCAAACGTGTGTGCCATATGCGCTCCTCTGTTTACGAAGAACTATTATACTGAACTTTGGCTTACTTGTCAAGAACTATTTTAAAGATCGTGGACGTCTTCGCCCGTTTTATGGGATGAATCGTCTTTCTCTTGAGGCGTCAAGGCGGACTCGGGACCGATTTTTAGAGTATCCCAGTCCACAGTTGAGGTGAACGAATCCATGCCTCCTCTACGCATCTTCACACAGTTCAGAGTGATACAAGCATCCTCATGATCCCATGTTTCTAACGTATAGGCCGCATCAGCAGCATCTAGGATGCCTTTTGCGAAACGTGCTTCTCCACTTGCGTCTGTTTGATATGGTGTCATAACAGTACAGTTGTACTCTTGTGCCATTTCTTTGAGGGCTTTACTAACTTCTATCTGCTCAGTCCAGTCATACTGACCACCTCTATTGGGAAGACTCGACCGCTTTACTTGGTTTATATAGTCAACAATAATGATACCTACGTTCAACGGACGAACTTTTTTATCAAGCTCGGCACGAATCTTAGCAAGGGTCAAAGAAGGTTCATAGATAACGTCAAGTTGCTGAGTCGGGAGGAGCTCACCTTCTTTAAGTCTAGTATGAAACTTACTAAAATCACGATGTTGTTTATATTCTTTCAAACGGTCTTGCCCCAACACGAAGCGTTCAGACCACCAGGTAGCTACCTTATCCCATTCAACAATACTAAGATTCTTAGTACGCAGACGAGAGAAGGGAACACCAGTGGCGATTGAACAGCACCGCTGTATGATATCTCTGCTATCCATCTCAATAGTGAAATACATAGCAGATTTACCAGAAGCGATAACACTGTTAGCAATGTTTGCACATATAACTGACTTACCAGCTCCACGCTTACCACCAACCATTACAAGATCCTTGGGAGAAAATTGTACTGAGTGGTCGTACTCGGCATTAAGTCCGAGAGGTATGTACTTAGCTATATCTTCTTCTGGTTCAAACAAGTCAATACGTTGCATACTTTCTTGTGGATCTTCCAAATCAACTCTACCTTCTATGTCTAAGACAATTTGATGTAGGTGATCGACAGACTCTTGTGCATCCTCAAACGCAACAGAGTTATCAATGAAATCTTCCAATGAATCCAGAATTTGTTTTTGAGTATACTCGTTCTTCAGATATTCGAGAAGCATATATGGTTCTGAATCGACCTGAACGGCCTCAACAGCATATAATTTATCTCTAGTATCTGAATCACGGATCTCAAGTTTCAGGTCTTCAATCGAGGGCATCTTATGAAATGTCTCGCAATGCTTTTCAATAACCCCGTAGAGGCTATGGTACTCTGCTGGCATATAATGCTTGTGAGTAACAGACCAAGTCTCAAAGTCTTGGACGGTCAGCACTTGCTTTATAAGCGCACTTGCAATATTCAATGAGATTCTCCCGAAATCATTACCTGAAAAAGTGAGCAGACCCCGAAGAGCCTGCTCGTTGAAACTATACTAGATAGTTATTAGCCAGCTGCTTTAGCAGACTTGGCCGCGCCATCATAGTCGGCGGCACTAATGCCTCGACGAGTTAGCATAGTCTTAACGCCACGAGCAGTTTTACCAATTGACTCAGCAATTGCTTCAACAGTCATGCCACCGATATCAGAAAGTGAGGCCAATGGATCTTCTTTAGAAGCGCCTTTGGTAGTTTCCTGACGGGGGATAGCGTCAATGTCACCAGAGCGAAGCAAGCTAAGAGCTTTACCACGTACTGAGTTGACAGAACGATCAAGAGCATCAGCAATAGCTTCAACAAATGCACCGTCTTGAACCATACCAACAAAAGTTACTTCTTCTTCTGGGCTATACGTGCGTACAGCTTCGACTTTAGGAGCAGGCTTTACATGGCCGGTTAGTTCCATAGACAAAATCTTGCCTTGGATTGACTTAGCAGAAAAGTGACCATCTTCAAAATGACCAGCGATCTCAGCATAAGTATATTCACCACTGTTGTCTGCAACGAATGCAGCTAGAGTAGCTTCTTGAGCATCAGTAAAGGCACGGGTAGCACCGGCTGAAGCTAATTCTACATCAAAGCCCATCTTTCGCAGTTTGCTAGAGATAGAACGAGTAGAGGTTTCAAGCTGGTCAGCTGCTTCTGCAACAGTAGCTTGTGTAATTGGGCTTTCGCCACCGACAAAATCGGTTAGTTGAGCTGTACGCTCATCAGTCCACTTAGGTAAGGACATATTTTTATTCTCCAATGAATTCTAAAAGGTTAGTTACAATTTGAACGCCAGCATCTCTGGCCTTCTTGGTTTTTGCGGACTCTATTCCGCTTTCGTTTACTAGGATTGTTACATCCTTTGTTAAGCTAGATTTGTGACCATACCCAACTTCTTCAAGTGCCGCGTGAGCCAAAGCCTTAGTTTTATAACTAACCAGCTTACCTGTGATACATACTGTACCCAGAGCTGTAGGCTTGCTACTAGGAGCGTCAAACTTGAAACTAAATGGTAGATTACCTAGCAGGTAGAACTCTTCGTCTAGCCATGCTAATAGGTTGGCTGTAGACTTCTCACCTAGGCCAGCCTCTTTACAAGTATCGTAGTCTATTTCATCAATATCTGTACAAACTTTTGATAATTTTGCTGATGCTGTTTTGCCTATTAGTGGAATACTAAAAGCCGGTAATAGCACATTTAGAGGTGCACCAGTGGAACGCTGAATCTCAGCATACAACTTCTCGCCTAGCTTCAAGGAGCCAAGACCTTCAGAGCAGTCATCTAAATCTAAACGGTACAGCTCATCAAGAGACTGAATATCTAGTTTTTGTACTGCTACTGGGCCAAGACCTTTGATCTTGAGGGTACTAGCGAAATGCTCCATGAGCTTCGATATCTTTGTTCCACAGGATGCGTTTCTACAATATAAGAGTTGATTGACTACTTCTAACACCGAACTACACGAGGGGCAGTTTGTTGGGGCTTCGATTGTGGTCATTTAGTTTCCTCTCAAATTGAATATGTATTATACGGAACTTTGGGTTTGTAGTCAAGAACTATTTTTGCGAAGGTAGCAATCAATCTATGCGTCTTACGACACGAGGTATGATCTCTCCTGAGCGTATTACTTCTACACTACAACCTATCTCAAGGTTGAGGTCGCGTATATACTCAATGTTGTGTAGTGTAGCCCTAGCAACAACCGCATCACCAATCGTAATCGGGGACAGGATTGCTACAGGACTTACAACCCCACTCTTGCCTATCTGCCATACGACATCTAGGAGAGTAGTCTCCACGCCAGTGGCTTGTTCTTTAAGAGCAAACGCACCGCGAGGATGTTTAGCAGTGTGACCCAAGTCTCTAAACTTGTTGCCATCCCATAACTTGTATACTGTACCATCCGTAGGATAGCGAGTACAATCGAACAAGGTTACAACATTAAAGCCACAACCATGACGAAGCCAGTTCATCTCCTCAGAGTAGTTATCATAAAGATTACTACTATCATAGGCTACAAAGACCAAGGGCCTTTGCATGAACTCTTCAAGACCCTTGAGTCCTTTAAGTCCGAGAGATCCCGAAGCAAAGTTACGAGAATTTGTAACACTACTTGGAGCAACAACTTCACCTGTAATCTGAACAACACCTGAGTACTTAATAATATTAGGTACTAAATGCTTCATCTTATCAGTGATGTCTCTACCATGTATGCCGTCACCGCGTGTTAACGCTAACGCTAACTCACCGTTGACATATAGAATAGATACTGCTGCTCCATCTAGTTTAGGGGATACTATGCATTCAAGAATGTTAATCGGAGCTTTAGTAATGTCAAAACACTTCTGCAACGAATACATTTGGTATGTATGTGGCACTGCATCAGTAACCTCATACCCAACTGTCGTGTAGTTATGTTTAGTTGCTAGGAAGTCAAACTCCGCATCTGAAAGAAGAGGAGTACCTTCGTAGTATAACTTACTTGCCCGATCTAAAAACTCTCGCATATTATTTCCCTAAATAAGAAAGTTTATTATACGCAGTTTTAAGATAAGAGTCAAGAACTATTTATACAGATCCTTAATTAAATCTAAAAAATGTTCCTCAACCATTTCTTTTGACTCTGCTAGTGATAGTATCTCTACCAACCCCATAAACATCTCGCGTGAGTTACTAAGATCAAGTGGCATTGCTACACCTTCAGGCGTAGGTTTCCATTCTTCATCGAAGTCCATGTAGTATTTACGCAAATGCAAATACTCTATGCCACGAAAGGTATTGATGGTTAGTCTAACCTGAACTTCCTTGAGAGAGTCATAATGTATTACACGGGAGTAGGCTTCAGGAGCCTCGTGTAAGTCCATTACGGTCTCCTATCGTTTTTCAAGATAGATGAGAGAGGTACTACACTAGATACACTTCCGGGCTTTAATAAACGGTACGAATCAGTATCCCAGCAAAAGAACAGAAGAGTATCATCTGTTTCTGAAGCGCGATTCTTTTTCTTCTGTATATAGGGCGTAGAGAAGTCGAGAGTACAAACATTGTATTTTAACTTTCTGGAGTGCTCACTACGATAGGTAATGATAGCGTCTCCATAATCATGCACTAACTGTGCCAGTTCTTGCTTTTTCACTATAGTTTCCTTCTGGTAGTAGTTTAGCAATCATTATTACTATGTACTTACTCAGAGGTGATTTATAGTAGATGCAAAAAAGCCCCACTAGGCGAACCTAGTGAGGTTTTTGTTTTATTACTCTTCGTTTGAAAGAAGAGTAGTAAAGTACTGTGCCGCTTTGCCTGTCAACTTAGAGATAATCTCTTCGTCAACTGCTTTGCCTGCATCAGTGATCGCGGCAGTAAGAGCTTCTTGAGCTGCTACTTTAGAAACACGAGTGCCTCCAGTAGAGCCTGTTGATGCTGCTTTTGCTGCGGGGGTCTTTTTAACGTAGACGCCAGCCTTTGTTAAAATCATACGAACACCATTTGGTGATTCGTCTAGTTCTTCTGCAATGTCTTTTACGATCTCCATAGATGTTTCTGGAGTAGGTGATGCTGCTTCGTATAGAGTTACTGCTTCTGCTTTTTTATCGTCATCCCAAGCCACTTTTCGTGTCCTCTTGTTAGGGTTTTTATTACCTGGACAATTGCCCAGAGTTTTAAGTTGCTGATTGTAAAATCGGTCGCCCATGGCTTCCTCTCTAAATTTGAAAGACTATTATATGGGATTTTAAGCTCCACGTCAAGAAATATTTTTCATAACCTCTGCAAGTTTACACCATACTTTTCTAAATGTAGTAGCTTGCCTAGCTCATACGCGGGAGCATACGCACTAAAACCGCCTGCTTGTACGCTAGAAAAGAAGGTGTCCTCACTATCTACATCTTGTACTATATAAATTGCGTAACATGGACAGCCATACTTAGACTCATAGTCTACCACGGTCATGCCCTTCTTACTTTCAAGGAACTCTGGAGTCAGTCGTTCTTTAACTATTACTGTACTATGATACGTTGATGACCACGCTACTTCCCCGTAAGCGAAATCGTCTGACACACACTCATCAGGAAAATAATGAGGCGTTAGTCTTTCTTCTTTGTTTGCGGGTCGTGCCGGGACTCCAACTCTTTCAAGAATTGTTCGTACAAACCCTGCTGAACGAAAGAGTCGTTTTGAAATATCTGTAAGAGTATGTCCTCCGAGGAAATCTGTGCACGCTTCAGAGATTTCTGCATCACTCGCTGGACGACCCCGCAAAGCTGACTTACGTTTTTTAGTATATGCTTTTTGATCATTATGATCTTCTATAATCTTACTTAGCCTAGTAGTGTTGTAGGCAATGTTAAGGATGTCACACGCTTCTTTCTTACTTATTGGTTTTACCGTAGCTTGGTCCGAAGTAGGCTGGCCCGTTGAGCCAACTTTCGGAGGGTTCAGGAGTCCTATTACTTTGTCTATGTTCTGCTTCGTCAGGTTCTCGTAGCTTTTCTTCTTTACCCTTCCCATCTTCTAACTCCAATTCTAATTTAAACATTAAACAGCAAATAGCGTGTGCTAGATGCGATAAGTTTGTTTCTGGATCTTCTAGCTCTCCATCCAGATGGGAGAATATGTGCCGAAGTGCACCGCCACTGTATCTATTCTGGGCATCTTCTAGCTTACGCCAGTTATCTTCATCATACTTAGCCGCACCAAAGGTCAATACTTTAGCTACTTCGACTGTAGCTTTTGGAGGTAGAAGATACATCTTAGGTTTCTCACTATCAAACTTCTTGCCTGGAGCCTCCCACTTCGGAAGCTCTCCGCTAGCAGCTACATTGATAAAGCCTTTTAAGTCTTTAATCTCCATGTACGAAGTCCTTAATCATAGGAAAGAACTTATTAATTTCATATGCACACTCTCGTGCAATATTCATATGCTCTTTCTGAGTACCTGGTGTAGTGCGTACATCTACAAAGTGAATCCACGATCTTACAGTTCCTGACATATAAAGACGAGTCTTTGTTAAGCCTTCTGGAAGTACGGCTCTGGCCTGCTCTTTAGCGATACCATTAGCTAAAGCCCAGTTATATGCACTAGAGGCGGCATCAATTACGCCCTTCTGTTGTGCTATCCAATGCTTATGTAAGAGATCGTCATCCGTTTCAACACTGTTCTGTCTGTTCTTAGCGTCTTGTAAGCGACACTCTCGTAGCTCAAAAGGATAGCCCATCTCTTTTGGGTCTGCATATCTCTGGCTAAACTCCTGAAAAGCAAAACTACGGTGACGCACGATCTGGTGAGCAATATCCCTAGTAGTGTTAATCTCTATAGTAATACTAGCCATCTCAAAAGGTGACCAGTGGTTATGTTTAATTAGATACCGTACTAACTTCTCTGAAGTTTCAGTATTATACTGGTTACTAGGGTTTGATACTTGTTTAATTAGATACCGTACTAACTTCTCTGAAGTTTCAGTATTATACTGGTTACTAGGGTTTGATACTCTAGCCATCATTGCGATATCTTCTAATATGTTCTCTGCTGATGCTGATATTAATCTTACTGTCATTTTATTGTCCTGAAATTCTGTTGTCATAGTCGGCTAGTTCTTCGTCCCACCAGTGTGGTTTGTCTCTATGTTTCCACGCAGCGAACGTAGCTTTGTCGAGCATATAGAAATTGCGATAAGACTGTATAGGATTATCATAGTCCTTTAACTCCTCTGTCATTGCCAGGGCGAACTTGGTGAAGCCGTGGTCTTCCATGTGTTTAGGTTCTGGCAAGGCTCTAAGCATTGCTAGACTTTTATGATCACTACCATAACGATAGTGTGCTTCGCTACCGAGAGCAAAGGCGTAACAGTTTGTCCAGAAGTAATTTTCTAACGAAGAACGCACCCATACACAACTAGGATGGTTCTGCATAGTAGGCAGATACGGAAAGATGCGGTCTTCCATAGGAAGCTCTTTCTGTTGCTTACGAGTAGTCTGGAGAATAGCATTCTCTTCTTTAGTGATAGCACGAGGAACAAAACCGAATAGATGATCTATCCAGAGATTTGTATTGATAAGCTGTGCGGCTTCTAGTATCATTTTGTTGACGTGTTTATCAACATGAAACTCTGCACATTTGTCAAGGTCTTCGTCTAAGTAGAATAAATTCATGTGGTACTCTCTGAAATTGAATATGTATTATACGCAATTTCAGAATGCTTGTCAAGAACTATTCTTTCGTTGCTTCGGATCTTCCGTGTGTCCATACGACCCTAGGGGTAGGAATGAATTTGCTTTTATCTTCAAAGGTTCCTTTCCAATAAGTGTTGGGAAAGGTTAAAAGGTCTTTGTATATACGCTGTTCTACTTCAGGATCGTGAGCAGGATGTTGATCGCCTTCAGAAGGTCTCCACCCTACATAGTCTTGTCTTAGCAAGGGTATGTGCCAACTGGTTGCAATTGAGTCTTTCCCTGCACCGTCATCGTGGTACACAAACCAGTTACGAAAACAATCGAAGTTAACCCATGTAAGACTTTTCCAACCAGAAACTCGGTTAGCCAACCAATGACTTGTAACACACCCTGCACTTAGTCGACGCCCTTCTTGTATACCATAATCTTCTGCTAGTGCACAAATCTCTTCTTCCGTATACATCTGTAGATGATCTTCTTTTAATCTACCAAACTTCTTAGAGTACAGAGAATTGTTGAAGAGTATCTTTGTGTCCTTTGGGATATTAGTAACACTAGCCTGTCTTAACTGTCCTGTGACCCAAATATCTGTATAGTCACCTATATACCTGCCAGTCTTGTCGTTCGGGATACCTTTACCAAAGCGCAGAACTACGTCATGCTCGTTGATATAGTTACCATTTTCTACAGTCAGGGCGTTAAGATCGTTCCCTACTAGGATTATATCCTTGCCTCTGACGTACTCATTAAAATCTTCTAAAGTCATTATAGTCCTCTGCGAATTCTTCTGTGGCATAGTCCCCGTAGAGAGGTGTACCATCTGTAAAGTGTACTGCTACTGGGTCTTTTAGAAAGGAATAATAACCTACTAGATAATTAAATGTCTCTGGTAGGCTTCCTATTTCTCCTGTCCAAGTCATACGATGAAGCCAGGAAGCTTCTGCTTCGTTTATACACTCTACTGTTAGTTGTTTGAGGTGGGGGTGCGAGCAGTCGAAGTACATTAGAGAAGACCACCATTTTCTAGGGTACCACTCGTTCTTGTGTTTCGAGAACTTCATATCCTCACGTACTTGCTTTACTAGATGTTTTACGCAGTTTACTGCTACATCTGGTTTTATGTGTAGTAGTATCTTAGCAGGGTCTTTTCTCCAGATGAAATCTCCATCACAGAAAAGGGCACCGCCTTGATAGTTACATAGATAAGGAACTAAAAAGCGAGTATAAGTAAACTCAGTGGAACCGTCTTCGTCCCTTGAGTACCCATGCTCGCTTTGAAGTTGTGCGCGATCCAGAAGTATAACTTCGTGACCGAATTGTTTAATAGACTCCACACAAGCCTGTGTGTTCTCAGGCTGTCTGGAGTCGTGTCCTACAAATATCCTCACTTTTCTCTGGATACTTTTTGTACTTTCTCTACTGTTCTCATTGCGCCTAATCCTAGCATACCCATCAATACGGGCATCATCTGAGTTGTATCAATCATTGGAATAGTAATAGCAGCTTCTGCTATTGCCAACCCAAAGTTTGCCATAGGTATTAAAATAAAATTAGACAAGAATCCTATACCACAAACCCACCCAATAAAGGGTCGCCATCCAGCTACAAACAAGGACTTGTGTGCTGCCTCTGTTTTATTAACTTCTAACTGGCCTTTAGCAAGCTCTTGTGCGTGCTTTTCTGCCATGGTACTGATGTCATGTGCTAACTGATTCTTTACATCTTTGTCTTCGATGAACTTATCGAGTAGACCTGTTACTGGCCCTGCTAATGCGCTAAGTACTTGTAACATTCTCTAGTTTCTCCATCAACCGTTCTGCACGGTTACCTACCTGGCGATACCAAAGAGAGTCTCTCCCTTCAACAGCGGCAAGCGCCCAATCACGAGAGTCTACTGCCTTTCTCATGTTTTTAAACTTACTAAGTCTAGGACGTCCGAGGTTGAACATCATATTGACAAGTATTCCCTGCACTTCGTCCGGTAGTCCGTCAAAAGCCCCTGTTCCGTATAGAGTGTTACACTCTGAGATGGCTGTGTTGAGGTCTTTATCAAAGCACTCTGCCACTCTTTCTTCGGTGATAGGGGTTCCAGTTGGCTGGTTATACTCGGGGTCACTTTCAAGTACGAGGTGGCCAACTCCAAATGTCGGATACCCAAGATGGTCGTTATAGATTTCATACTTTACTCCCTCGTCAATCTTTAGTTGTTCAAATACTTCTGTCCTATTCAATTTGCTTCTCCTTATGCTGCTAGTACGCTGGCGTATATTGTCAAAAACGGCAAGGCTAAACAGCATACTGCTGTAACCGTGTTGCAGAATATGCACGCGGCCTCATTACTATGTGTCACTACTATGTCTCCTTTGGAAACTTGGGCTGACTGCCCTACTTTAGTCTACTAAAAGGCGAGACTACTTTGCCTAGACTGCGTTACGCTTTACTAACTCGTTACGAATCTTTTGTTTGCGAGGCCCACGAGTACTGCTTGAGTTGAAGGCTTCTAATAATTGGTCTGTAGTCGTAGCGTGCATATAAAAGTTCTGAGTTCTATACTTCTTCGCTTGACGATCTACTAAGATTTTGGTTGTTTCTTTAAATTTAACTGGCATTTTGTAGCTCCCGTTGGTATTCTAGTTTAAGGTTTCTTACTAACTCTTCTGCTACGGCTAGGTTGCCTGTTAGCATATACACTTGGTGTGCATCTTCCACGATATAGCGAATAGTGTGATCGTCTAGTACCTCTTCGCGTAGTATTAATCTATTCTTCATCTATTTCTAGCATCCCGTTATCGACTAAGTGTTCAATAGCCGCTGCGATACCTTCTTGCTTTCCTACAGCGTGGCAGCTTACACCGCACCCTATAAGGCAAAACACAAATATCGCTAGTTCTATCATAAGTATCTCCGTTTCTTTAATGGGTAACTCCATTTCAGAATAACTATTATACGCAGTTTAAGGTAATGTGTCAAGAACTATCTTATAATTACCCAGTTCTTTTCTTAACTTCTTAATGAGCATTATACCTGAAAAAGAGGATAATGTCAAGGAGAATTTTTGACCATGCCCTAAAAAATATCTTGACATAGCTGTCCGTTGGCAGTATAATACTCCCATGAAAAAATATAAAAACAAGCCGTGGACAGAAAGAGAGCGTAAGCATCTTACTCAATATTACCATCATGCGTCTATAGACGAGATGTGCGATATGCTACCAGACAGAACAGAGCAGAGTGTTCGTAATCAAGTAAACTACTTAAAGAAAAGAGGTGTCAGATTTAAATGACACCTTTAGAAATAGCCCTCGTATTCGCAGCACTATTCCTGTGGATATTTACTAGGGACAGGGACGATTGGGATGAATAAATGCAAGTAAAAGTCAGAAACAACAACGTAGAGCAAGCTCTGCGTATTTTTCGTAGAAAAGTGACAGAGAGTAACTTACTCTATCAGTACAAAGAGAAACAACAATACGAGAAGCCCACTACTAAAAAGCAGAGAAAGAAGGCAGCGGCCAAGCAGAGGGAACGTAAAAGGCAAGGGTCAACTAATCCTCCTAAATTATTTTAAGACTTGACTTTCTCCTTAAAAGCCCGTATAATAGCTTTATAAACTGGAGAAACAAATGATTAACGTACAAATTGAAGGCATACTCGACACTAAATACAATCAGTTCATTGATGACTGTGTTACTACTCTATTCCCTACGGATGCTGTTTACGACATCACAATAGTTGTTGGCAAATTCATTGGTGAACCTAATGAGCACCATGCCGGGCTTTGTACAGGCGATGACGTAGAGTCTGTTATCGACATAGCTACACACTGGATCTGTGAAGGCGAAGAGATAGAGTTCTTTCCTCACGAGATAGCGGAAGCAATTGCTCACGAGCTTACACACGCCAAGCAATTCTGTAGAAAGCAGATCAACATGGACAACGATGTATGGACTAACTCTACCACTGTAATCGACTGCTCTTTACTAGAGTACGCTGAGACCCCGTGGGAAGTTGAAGCCTACGGCTTTGAAGACATACTAACCGACCTATACTGGAATGAACAATGACAGGACATGAGATTATATCAACTATAATAGGCTCTACTGCTGCTGTTATGTTTTTCATAGGAGCATACGGAGCCGCTAAACAATACCAGAACAAAGGAGAAGGGAATGAGCAAGATAACGACTAAAGAATGTCCTAATTGCGGTAATACCCATCTTATACTACTGTCTACCCTTAATCTAAAGCTATGCTGTGATTGTCAAACTGAGATACCTTGGTATTTAGATGAGGGACAAAAACCCTTACTTGGCACAGGAGGCTGTAATGACCCCGAATGATATATGTGATTTTAAACGAAAATGGCTGATGGCTAGTTACTACCAGGTCTTCATTCATACCGATATGCGAAACCGTACTAAAGACTGGCTTAAACTTAATGTTCCTAAGCACCTGCATGATGTTAAAACTTTTACAAATGTGGACGAGGATTGTGTTAGATTTGAGAACGGCAAACATTTTGACCAGTTTGCAACTTGGTACAAAGAAAGTAGATAACAACTCTGCCCTAACTACCTTAGGGCCGACCCGAGTATGTCACGAAACTGCTCACCTCCTCTTAAATATTTCTTGACAATCCCCTCTTAAACGCGTATAATACCTTCATAAACTTGAAAAAGGAAGGTAAATTATGAACAATGATATGACTTGGTGCCTTGCACCTCACGGTAAATCCTACGAAGTAGCTTCTTGGGTCGTGCAAAACTACAAACGAGATACTTACCCTACTAAAATGCAAGCCATGTGGGTTGATGCTTCTCAGCAAATTCTTGACAAGCTTGCCTCTCGTAATCTAATCTATAACGCTATTCAGACTCCTGACGGAACTATACTCGAGTCAAAGCATAGACATGATTACCGATCTCATAATGATGCAAACGGCAAAACTTATGTTATTGATGGTGGACTAGACTATGTGAGAACTACTATACACGCGGATCAGACATCTTTAGCACTCTATGATGACGAAGTACACGCAGTACAAGCACATTATCTTACTTGGGGTACCTTCGGTATACGAGGCGACCAACCCCGTAGCGATATTCGTATCGCTGACATGGAGACTGCACACCTTGAGGCTGTACTGAGAGAGTGCCACCCTACTCCGGTTCTCAAGAAATGTATGACAAAAGAATTGGAACAAAAGAAGGTGATTACTTTATGAATAAGTGGTGGAGAATCTGGGCTAAATCATTAGGAGAGAAAGTAGGTGAAACTGATAGACAAGCAAACACTATTGCCGGTATTAGGAGCGTGTGGTGGTTTACACATATGCTTACTTGTTTGGCAATCATACTTAACGCTATAGCCAATCATGGCTGGGGACTAATTGGAGCAATCATACTTAACGCTATAGCCAATCATGGCTGGGGACTAATTGGATTCTGATGAAAAGATTGTGGACAATATGGAAACACGCACTAGGCTCCTTTGACGAAGAGGATGGCTATGATGTACAGAATGAAGATAGAATCTCGTATATCCGCACGTTTGTTGTATTGTCTAATCTTTTATGTGTATATTTAATTATGATTAACATTGTTATAGGGTGGCTATGAAACTTAAGAAAGAGTGGGGTGAATGGTTTTGGGTAAGCATAACAGAAGCTGTTATTAGCCCTCGCTTTACAACTAAGTCGGAAGCCTGCTACTGGCTAATACAATTTGAACTAGGGGAAGAAGATGAGCATTGAAAGACCAGACAACTGGGTAGTACTAAAAATAGCTAATAAAGACAATGACGAGATCACCTATAAGGTACTTGCAGGTTGGAGTGGAGGCTACCTAGGAAGCGATAGTTGGAGGCTCAATAGCGGTATTACAGAGGTTGAGATATATGGAGAGCACTATATCTTCCGTGGCTACTCAGGTTCTGAATACTGGTGTCATATGGAGACATATGGCCTCAAAATGAACAATGCTGGCGTCTGGAAGGATATTTCAGAGGCGTTCCCTGACACAGTGTCCTTGATGGATGAGAAAACTAATTGGAGTAAGCTAGTATGAAAGTATGGATGACGAAAACTAAAAACTTTGTAAAAATTGATAAGTGGGATACTTGGTCTATGGATCATACCCTAGCACATATTGTTGTGCCTATGTTGATTCAACTTAAAGCAGACACTCATGGTGCTCCTCTCGTTGCCTTTGAAGATCGTCCTGATGAGCTGATTGGCACTATTCCTCGAAAAGACAAGTGGGAAACCGATGAGTTTCACTTTGAGGCATGGGATTGGGCACTAGACGAGATGATTTTTGCCTTTAGCTCGAAATTTGAGGACGACGACTGGCAGCAGCAGTTTTATAGTGGCAAGACAGACTTCGAGTGGATACCCTTACCGAGTGGGGCAGCGGAGCTAAAGAAAGGAAAAAGAGATACGTTCAAAGTCGATAAAGAAGGTATGAAAGTTTATCAGGATAGAATTAGTAACGGCTTCCGTTTGTTCGGGAAATACTATGAAAACCTTTGGGATTAACATAGAAAGTTCTTGACAATATAACTGAACAGAGGTATAATAGTTACATAATTTAAAGGAGATACCATTTTGAACAAAGCATACGAATTTATTGCACATCCATACGAGTGCGAGTTTGGGTCTAGTCCCAACACTACAATTAACTATACCATTAACACTAAGGACATGACCAAAGACGACTTACTTGAGTCTTTTACATACTTTATGAGAGCCTGTGGCTACTCTATTGGGACTGAAGAAGTCCTTGAGTTTGTTGACTACTCCGAGCCAGAGCCTTTGCCTGCTACGCCTTATGGTCTTGACCAAGAGTTTGCAGACATTACGAGAGTAGAGCTGATTGATGGTGAAGGACGGCGATACACCAACCATGACGTTGCGTATCTCGGAATAAGCCTGCAAGATGATAACCGTACCATGAAGGTGTTTGTACAATGAGTGGACAGACACACGGGGGCAAGGGCGACCGCCCCAGAGTTATAGAAGATCGTAGCCAATATGAGAGCAATTGGGATAAGATTTTTGGAAATAAGGAAGACTACTTGCATCACGACTACGAGGATACATCAACCCCACGAGAGGTTTTTGCTACCACAGTATACATTACCGAATATGGTTCACCTAAAGATATGTCTCTGTGTCTCAGGAAGAGATTGATCGTAGGCTTAAAGAGTGGAACATGATGTATGACTGCTTGCAGAATATACACTTATATGAGTACCCAATAGAAGAAGTCAAAGAACTACTAAAGAGGATTAAAGTATGATACAAGCAACAAATTTTGAGAAAGCCGGTGATTTTATGGAGGCTTTCGGACAAGAAGTTCGCTATATCCCTATCATCCCCGCAGTGAGTGAGATGGCATTACGACTAGACCTTATCGAAGAAGAAGTACAAGAGCTTCGTGATGGTATGGGCAAAGCCTCCTTACTAGAGATAGCTGATGCACTTACTGACATTTTATATGTAGTGTATGGAGCAGGGCATACCTTTGGTATTGATCTGGACGAATGTTATAACGAAGTACACCGTAGTAACATGACTAAGCTCGGAGAAGACGGCAGACCTATGTACCGCCCTGATGGTAAGGTAATGAAAGGCCCGAACTACGAAGAACCCAACTTAATCCCATTTGTGAACTAGGAGAATACTATGTTTGATACCTTTGGTACCTTTGGTATGTTTAAAGAAATTGATGAGCAAGCGCAGTTTGAGCTAGTAGAGAATGGCTTTGTCCTTAGACTCTCTGGCCGTGATGCAAAAGACGACTACGTTAATAAGTCTTTTATCTACGCTACTAAAGAAGACTTCTTTGAAGCACTGAGTGACTTAGTGGAGGAGAGAAAATGAAAAAAGTATTAGTAGAGACAATCTATACTTTTAAGCACAGCTACCTCTGTGACATTCCTGATGAGTCTCCCAAAGAGTGGGCAATGGATATTGTTACTATGGAGGAAGCAGAGGAGTTTACACAGGAGGGCATGGGTGAGATGATCATTGGTTGTCGTGTTGTGAGCACTGAAGAAGCTGTTGAATACTACAACGAAGTCAACCCGAACTTTCCAGTTACTAAGATTGATAGATTCGTAACCCCGTGGAGCCAGGATGATGAGTGATATGCTCAAGAAGTATAACCACTTCGTACACGAGATGTGGAACGCTAACACAGAGGAGCGGCAAGCCTATGGTGAGCCTATCCTCAGTAAGGAAGAATACATACTAGAGAATAATACCTTTCTCGAAGATACTTTTTGGATAAATCAGTATGGAGATAAGGTTTGGGACGGTGAGAAATACACCGAGCGGAGAAACATAGATGGCGTACAGTAAACAACTATTAGACCACTACGAGAACCCACGCAATGTGGGTACAATGGATGAAGATGCTAGTAATGTAGGTACTGGTATGGTTGGAGCACCAGCCTGTGGAGATGTTATGCGTGATGAAGATGCTAGTAATGTAGGTACTGGTATGGTTGGAGCACCAGCCTGTGGAGATGTTATGCGTCTTCAGATTAAAGTAGAGAATGATATAATTGTAGATGCTAAGTTTAAGACTTACGGTTGCGGTAGTGCAATAGCATCTTCAAGTCTTCTTACTGACTGGGTGAAAGGAATGCACCTAGATGATGCTAATCAAGTTAAGAACACACAACTAGCGCAAGAACTAGCATTACCACCTGTGAAGATACATTGTTCCGTACTCGCAGAGGATGCGATAAAGTCAGCCATTCAAAACTACAGAAGTAAGGGCTAGGAAAAATAAATTGTGTAAGTCAGCTTCATATTCCTACTTTTTCATTCAGTCTAAAACAATATACCTACCCAAAAATTAGACCTTTACAGATTTGAAAATGTGTGATATAATAAATCATAATTTGATACTAGAGACCAACAACAAGGTCACTCAATACTTCTTCTCAACTAGATAATAATTGTTTTAATAGAGGTGATGTTGCAAGACACCCTGGAACCTAAGTGTAAGGGTGTTGTCTTGTGTTACCTCTGATTAAACTGATTATTATAAATCAACACATATACTGTGTATCAACTAAGAGTTACCTATGACCAATTGTTGATGACTAAGAACAATCAAACAGGACTGCGATAAACCCTTATCAACAAGCAGTCTTAATCTATTTAACTAAAACTCCCTTTTTACTACAACTATGTCTAAGAGCGAAATTGTACCCGATTCGCGATTGGTCATTAAAACTCGTATTCCTTTACCATAATTGTTTACAATTCTTTATGCTTGCACTAGTAGCAGGGTAATCTTTCCTTACTTTTCTAGATAATAAAAAGCTCCAGCCTATTTCTAGACCAGAGCTACTACGCATAATCCCCGTGGACGGGGTTAAGGCTTGTTACTTGTTATGTCCCCGTAGCGAGTTCCAACGCTTTGAGAGCTGCCTTCGGACTTTTATCGAGACCCACCAGATCCTCAATCTCAATGTCCAGATTCTCAGCGATATTAGACACCAGCTCCATTTTCGTAACAGGTAACAGGTGTTTCACCGGTCTTGCTTGTATAGATAGCACGTTGATATACTCCTTCTCTTGATAGCTTACCAATGATACTCTTAGGGCTCTTCCCTAGCTCATCAGCCAGCTTATCCACTGTCTTAGTAGACGGGTTGCTTTTATACTCTTCCACAATATATGTAGTGAGATCATTAGTGTAGTTCATAGCTAAATACATTCTCCTGTATGTCTAAAGTTTTCATCACAGATTCTACTGTGCAGTTGTACTTTTCTGCTATGTCGTAGATAGTCCAACCAGTTTCCCACAATCCTAGAATATCATCTTTAATCTTCATTTAGTTCTCCTATTACGTGCGTGTCGCTGTTACCCCAACGTATTGTTATCTCATCTTTATCAGCGTCTACTTCTAGTATTGATAGAGTACTGTACTCAAAGAAACCTACTTCGATATTGTTATCCCCTACTACTTGCCCATACGCTCGAAGAGCTACATCATAGTCTTTCTCTAGCGTTTTAAGCTCATGCTCTAGGCTGTTCATCTCAGCGTGCATTGCATCTAGTACTTGATACCGTTCCTCTAGGTTTTCTACTTGTGTTTTGAGGTTATTAAACATTACCTCGCCTCTTGCTTCAGTTGGAAACTCTACTACATTACCCATTTAAATTCTCCAGATACGCTTTTAAGTGTTGGTTGGCTGTTCTATGGTCTACTGGCCCTAGTGTCATAACTACTTTTCTATGCCCGCTAGGGTCTACTTGCATGATCCACCAGTTGCCTGTGTTATGGTCTTGTTGTAATTCGTAATGCATCATATGCTTCTCCTTTTTATAGTTATAATTATACAGAACCTTCAGAAATTTGTCAAGAAATATTTTATCGTAGGCAAAAAAATACCCTCCGAAGAGGGTACTAAACCAGCTACTACACTGTTAAAAAGTGCTACACCCTGCCCATCCACCAGGATTGTGTAGCGATTGACCCTCAACTTAGCGTTTTTAGAGAAAGGATAAACGTAGTCTACGACCACAAACCTACTTTGTTCGGTACAAAGATACAAAACCCCCTACTTGCCATACGCTTTATACACCTCTCAAGTGGGTAAGGTGTGCCAGTCTGTCCGCGAGATCAAAGAACACCAAAGGTTAATCAGATCACTCAAGCATTGTTACTGGACTTAACGAGCAGTTGGTAGCACTTATTTATAGTCCCTGCATATCACAGACGCTCACCAGCTTAGGACTTACAGTGAAGGTACAGGGAGACGCTTTATCAGTGCGTTCCTTTCCTCACTTTTGAAACACTATTATACTTACTTTTAACCAAATCGTCAAGAACTATTTTTGGAATCCTTAAACTATTTGCTAGGAATCAAGCCATTCCTGAAAGGTTTTAATATACTCACCAGAGCCTTTCATACAACTAACATAAATTTCGTATCTATCGTACATCGCACTCATACTAACCTCCCATACATACTAGAACTAAAGGGAAGAAGAATAGCGTAGCTACGAACCACGCTATACCACTATACTTTTGTGACGCGGACACTATAGTGCTGCCAAAGCATTTACTAGTGACTCAAGGTCTTGCTTAGATGCTTTCTCAAGTGTAGACAACTCTACACCAAGTGCTTCGTTGATCTGTGCTACTAGCTCTGCTTTACGGATTACCGGAGCACCAGTCTTGGTGACTCGTGGAGCTGCTTTGTAAACGCCCTCACGCACTAGCTTAGCAACAATAGATCGTGTAGTCTTGCTGAACTCTTCAGACAATCTAGCAACTGTCTCTGGAGTTGGGTTATCTTGATAGTCGGCAACCATAGCCTGTACCATTTCTTCTGTGTAGTTTACTGCTTTAGTTACTTCTGTCATAATCTTGTCTCCCGATAAGAATGCTTTGATTTGTTTGATTAGGTTCTTTGTTTTCATGTTTCTATTATACGGCTAATTAGGTATTCTGTCAAGACTTATTTTATTTCTGGTATAGTCTCGAAGAACATTTCTTCACCCCAGATCATCTCTATAAGCTCTTCTGCATCCAGAGCCTCGCTACCTTCAAAGCCATCATCTTCTAGCTCTTGACGCCATGTAGATAGTTGACTGTTCCACATATCGTTAGTGTAGAAGTCGAAGCTACCGTCTGCTATATCGAATGTCACTACTGTTGCAATTGCCATGTTAAATCCTTAATTTAGTTGTTTTCTTGGTTTATGCGTGTATTATACGCCCATATCACCATGTTGTCAATAACTTTCGGGCAAACACGGTGACCAAACGCAGTTTAATTCTCGGGGGCCCGACGCGACCTCGACGTGTCAAGTATTATTTTCCCTAATTGTCCAAAATTATATCGTCCCCGCCCAGGTTTTCAAAGACTAGACACTTCTATCCCTAATTTGCCCAAATTTGATTTAGTACTTGACATTGTTGGTGTACTACTGCTATAATCGGCGCCTTTGGCAGCAACTTTCATTTACTTGGTCGAATTTGCTCGGGGTCACAGAAAAGACTTGACATTGTTGAACTACTACTGTACAATCGGCGCAGGCTACTCTTGGGAGCAATCGTAGTACTACTCAATCGTTGTTCTACTACTGGCGCCCCCGCGCCGACCATGTCAAAAAAAGACCTGACCAATTGCCCCCAACCTGGTCACACGTTTTTGAGGCCCATTCAAATAAATCATTGTTGTTCTACTACTGGCGCCCCCGCGCCAAAAAAATCATAAAGTCAAGCATTATTTTGCTTTTTTTATGATTTTTCTGGAAAAAGAAAAAATCCGCAATTTTTCTTTTTTGCGGATTTTTGGGTTTTGCAGTGTTCCACGTGGAACATTGAGAGGGCTTCTAAATGAGAATGGATCTCATTTAGAAGTTGGCACGATTCTTGCCTAGTAAATTTCTATAATGATAAAAAGTTGAATTAAAATCATAATCAGTGGGCAAATCGTGCGGATTATTTCCATTTTCATTTTAAGGCGGATTAACTCCGCCTTGTCTCTGTTTTTTAAGCTCATCGCCCTAGCTCCAGAAGTTGAGCGCGGGTCGTATCGCGCAGAATGTGGGTGAGAATTGCGGCCTCATAATCTCGCGCATCTTCTAGCGCGGTGTGTGGCTCATCTTCTAGCGAATCGCCTAGAATAAATTTTGCCATCGCGTCAGCAGTCATTTGTGGCTTGCGTCCCTTAGCAGTCAAGAGGCCGCGATCTATACAAAATTGCTGATATTCTGCCAAAACGCCGATTTTACGTTTGGCCGCCTTCATTAGACAAAACCGCTCTGCAAAGATGCCGAGATTAATGCGAGTATTGCGACATTTACCAAGATCGAACGAAACATTGTAAGCAGTCAATACAGGCGAATATTGAGCATTGACGCGCACCAACCATTGATTAATTAAGCCAACACCAGCAATTGAGCGATGACCGTCTTCGACCATTTGGTCATAATCCTTTAGCCTACGTTGTGCCGATTGCTCAGACCAAAACGCGTCAGGGTCAGCCAGTGGGTCGGAGAATAGCGGGAATTTGCCAAAATGCCCATTTACAAGGTGGCCGACCTGCTCCACAATTTCGCCCTGCTTGGTTACGATTACCGCGCCAAAGTCTGCAACGGTTTGCTTTTTGGTGGTTTCAGTGTCTACGATCAGATAAAAATGTTTCATGGTTTACGCTCTCAGTTCTAGTAGTTTGGAATTTAATTGTACAGCATTACGGGTACGAATGCCAAATTTTTCTGCCATATTTAACACGCCCATATTATCATCGTAAAAGGTAGCGTTTCGAGTCCAACGTGCAAAGGGTATTTTGAGGTCAGCAAATAGCGCCAACAATTTAGCGCGTTTCATCTCAGCATCACCGCGATTGTCACCGAGAGCGCGAGACAATACAAAGTGCGCCTTGATACCATGATCAGCCAGAAAAACCTTATCCCAAACACCCAACACCCTAGCAGTGCAGATAATAACAACATCGCCATTTGCATAATTTGATTGCATCAACCGCGCCAGTGGGAGCAGTGTATCGCGCTCGATATTCTCGCGAGTGTTATCAGCGATCCATTTTGGCAAATCAATATCACCGTTTGCCAGTGTCGAATATCGGTGGCTTGAGTCGATCACCGTACCATCCAAATCCCAGATTTTATATTGCATGGTTTACGCTCCCATCAATTGAACAGCAAAGCCGCCAATTGATACCAAGTTAAGGACGACCAGATTCCAGATTCTGGCATAGGTCATTTGGACGGTCAGCAATGCAAGGCCGAGGATTGCAATAACAGGTAGCATGGTGAAAGAAAAAACAGCCATAACGAGCGCGCCAACGTATCCGATAGCAGTAGCAGTTGTATTATTCATAAAGTTCTCCAGTGATTAAGCCCTAATTATACAGGGCTTAATCATAGTTAGTCAAGCGTTTATTTGATTGAAGATAAAAGAGTTGCTAGGCTTTGGCCGGTGGCTTTTTCTAGTCCCGCGCATGATTCCAGATCCAAGCCCGCGCATATAGCCGCGACCATATCGGTTTTTGTTGGAGCCGCTTTCTTTTTAGCAGGGGCAGGCTTGCTAATGTATTCGATGCCCTCACGCTTGCATTTTGCAATGATGGATCTCACACCGCGATCTAGTTGGACAGCCAAAGCCTGCGCTTTTTCGTGGTTGATAGGAGCCGCGTCAGTTAGGACAGCGATCATTTCGGGAGTATAGTTTACAGTTGTAGTAGTCATATTTTGTAGCCTTTTAGTATTATTAAGAATGAAATTTATTATAACATTAAAATTGTATAGAGTGCAACAAATAAAACGCATCCGCCCATAACAATTGTGAAAGTAGCTTCGAGTATTGCATTGAGTAAGTCGCGCATTTTTTTGTTTCCCTATCTGTCTAATGAAGTGATAGTATACCACAGCCAGCGAATGAGTCAAGCATTAATAAAATTTTTCTGCATGTTTTTTAGAACAAAAAAGCATATAAAGGGGGGCGGTTAGACGACCTGGTTATAAGCAGGCGCTCTGCGCTCCCCCACACGTACTACTTTAAGAAAAAGTCATAAACCAAAAGGGTGTATACTAAAAAAATTCTTGACAATTTACCCAAACCC